ACTAAGTAATACTTTAGAATCGGTTTGATTAATAATAAATCTAACTGTTATAAACTTACCATTAATTAAACTATTTGCATTAGAATATTCCTTATCTGATATTATTAAATCTTCTTCTCCGTCTTTAATATCAACTAAGTATTTTCCAGTAATTCTATCAACAGGATATGTATCAATAACACTTTGAATTAGATTTCTAAAGTAATTATAGTTCCATTGTCCTTGTTCATAGTACGGCTTCTTATGATTATATATGTTACGTTCAATCATAGAAACATCTGTTTCCTTAGATATACAACTGTTTGTAAATATAATAATTTTATCTCCACTATAATTAATATTATCTTCTTTTTTAATATTATACTTAATATAATTAAGTAATTTGATTGTATCATACTCTAAATTAAAAGTAATATCAATAATAGCTTGATTATCTCTAGTAAATATTGGATTCTTATCAATAGGAATAATAAAATTACCATAGTTAAGAAAACTATTACTATTATTAGTATCTATTTTAGCTAATATATTTGGAGAAGAATCATTAATAGCATATAGATGTTGTTTAGTATTATAATAGTTACTAGCATAATGAGTGTGCATAGAAATCCAACTATTATTTAATAAGGAATAACTAAATGTGTATATGTATTTTTCCCCCGTAAAGGAGAGGAGAATCCGTTCATTCTCTTTATCCATTCCTATATTAATATCACTGTCCTTCTCTACGAACTTATCTATTACTACTTGAATATCATTAGTAATGTCATTTAGCTCTTTCTCATCAAATCTATATAACTTTCGTTTACTTCTATCAAAGAATATATATCCGGCTTCATTACAAATAAAAGCATTATAATCTTGTAGACCTCCATATCCTCTTTCAGTAGTAAATACTTCTTGATAGTTAGTATCAAAAGCATCAGGAATATACATTTGGACATCTTTATCTTTAGTTAAAAGAGTACTATCTCTATTAAACAAAAACATTGAATGTTCACAATGAGCAATTAAGTAAAGCCCTATTCCTACAATATTAGTAATAGCTCCTTTGTTTTCTGCAATAACCTTATAAGCACTAGGAGAAAAGTTTCTCCAAGCATTTACATCTGATTCAGATTGTATAACATCGCTTCGTCTTATATAAGTATCATATACAGGAATATTTTGTGAAAGAGCATTTGGGTCATAAGCTATAAGAACACTCTTTAAATAATCTGTAAACATTTCAGGTATCTTATATAAATTATAAGCACTGGCGGGGTCTAATTGAATATTTTCTATATTCTGTGCACCTTCAGGAGTATTATAAGTATATACGACACTTGCAGGAATTGCTTCGTAATCTCTTTGATAACGTCTATACTTAAAAGATTTATAATATCTTATTTGATTAACGTGTAAAACATCACGAGGAATATTTTCAGACGCTTCTCCACTAGCACGACTTCGATTAAAGTATTGACGACCGCTAATACTAGGATTATAATTAGGACACCAATTACCGCCAAATACAACTCCTTTACGGTCATATACTAATGTTAAACCAAACCCTATTTCACCAGTAACATTATAGTTTTCAGTAGTAGTACCATAAGTATTTGATTTAGGACTAGTCTTAAAATCAACATATTTAGTTTTTCCTAATCTAATAAGGTTATCAGGTTTAGTATCAAAATAAATATCTTGACTAACACTTAACATTTTTACAACTGGAACAGATTTATAAATATCTTTGTTATTGTTATATGGGTCAGGTCTTAATCCAATAGTAAAATAGAAAGTAGGTATACTTTGATTTACAATATAATATATTCCTGCTAATCCATTTTGTAATTCAGTATTTACACCAATAGGAATATTATGAATAGCTCTATCAGTTTTAGAATCACCAGTAGTATAATTATATTTTCCATTCCATTGATTAGAACCATCTCCCCATAATATATGTTGAGACACATCTCTATAATCTCCCCATATACTACCTTTTGCAAGATTCTGTATTTTAAATTCTATATAATGAAGATATACTGCAATATTGCAACGTTTAGCATTTTTAGTTACTAACATATCATCAGAATAGAATTGTAGTACATCTCCTTTATAATATTCTTGAATATTACCATATTGTTGTTGACTGTTATTAGCAAGATTTCCAACATCTTCTCTATGTCTGTCTATTATTCCTTCTGCAACAACAATACTTTCTATCTTTTGATAACTTATAAAATAACCTATAAAATCTTCATACATTTCAATTCCTTCAAAGAAGAAATTGCCTTTAACATAATAAGGAGTTCTGAATAATTTATTTCCTCTGTTATTAATATAAGTAGCACAATATGTCTTACGTGTTACACTATTAACATTAAATATTGGGTCAAGATTAACATAATAATAATCTATTTGTTCTGCTTCTGCCATTGCTATGAGACTTAAAGTATGCTTAGCAACATTATCAGTATAATCTGTATACTTAGGATTATTTCTAGCATCTTCAATCATCTGCTTAACTTCTGATACTTTAGTATATATAGTTATATCTCCATATATAATTTCAGGAACTTGATTAGTAGGGGTATAACTCCCTAGTTTTATCTTATATATTTTTAGATTTCTATCAGAATCATATCCGTCTCTATTTTCAATTAATATTCCTTCTGTATTACTTCCGTCTTTACGAACATAATGTATAAAGAAACGATATACTTCACTTTCAACAGGAAGAGACTTTCCTCCATATATATCATTTTCTCTATCATCGTAGTCATAAACTCCTACTTTTATATTACTTGTATCAATATAATCTAGCTTATTTCCAGTAGTCGATTCTTTGAAATTAGCAACATATAAACGATTACCATAATTACATAAAGTCTTAGCATTATATATACCAAAACTTCCCATTCCTGACAATATAGAATCTGTATCTATTGTTGTTTTATCGCTAGAATTTGTATTAATAGTATATGTTACTATTCCTTCGTCTAATTCAGCAGGAGGAAAAGCAATACCTTCTGAACCACCATCATAAGTACATATATAACAAATTTGATAATACTTGAAAACTCTACGTAATCCAGTACTATCTATCTGAATATCTAATTGAATAGCTTTCTCAACTAATTCAGTTTTCTCAACTCCTTCGCCTTCAAGAAAATAAGTAGGTATAAAATTCTCTGTTTTCCATGCTGACATTTGAACAGTTATAGAAGATATTTTCTTATTAGTTATATTATTGGTAATATTATATATACCACCTAAATCTATCCAACGACTAAAATCACTATTGTTAATACCAAATCTAATATAGAAAACATAAGTCCCTCTTTTAATAGCATTTCCTTGAATAATGGATTCTTTTAATATAGTAGGAACTGGAATAGCTGTATCTAAAGTATAAGCATCTTCATTCTCTACCATTGCATCATCAAGATTAATAATCTTGAGTGGAACGATATTATCAGTATTTCTTTCACTTATTGCAATTATAAGATTCTTTAAAATATTATAAGTATAAGTTCCAAATACTTCTCCACCTGCCCATTTCCATACTGATTCTACTTTAGTTAGTTCGCTAGTACTTTCATCATAACGATATATTTCGTTTTTATCAGTAAATATAACTATTTCAGTAGCACAAGGAATAGCTCCAACTATTTTAGTATCATTGGGAAATTCAACAACAGTTTCAAAAGAGTTTTCATTTTGTATAGAATGTCCATCTTTAGAAACAATTATATTAACCGAATGAGTAATAGAACCATTTTTAATAGATTCTATTGCATCACTTTTATTTAATTCTTTAATTATCTCCATTAGTCTCTTGGTCTAAATGTTGAATTATAAAAGAATGACGACCAACCTTTATAAGCGTTAGTATCTTGATTTTCATTAATAACAGAAGCTCTAGCTCTGTCACGAGAATCTCTCCATAACAAATATGGATTAACTGGCATAGCACCTTGTAGAGAATATACTTGATGTTTAAGTCCTCTACTTAGTAACTTCCACATACAAAACCATTCAAGAGCTTCAATAAGTTTTCCGTTATTAGGTATAACAGGAATATTACAATGAAAAGTATCACTATATACAGTCTTAACTGTAAGATAGGATACTTTAACAACATCTGTATCAAAGTTTAATTGAATAGCATTGGCATCACGAAGATAAACGTAATTACGTCCTTCGTAGCTTTCAGGGTCTACTTCAACAGTACGCTTACTTTCTCGTTCCCTAGCTTTCTCTCGGTCTTGAGTGAAGTATTCAGTAGTACCGGAAGAGCAATGACAGCTTCCTTTCTTTATGGGGGAAACCTCACACCCGTCTGCATACACTTTAAATGCGTTCATACAACATGGGAAATAAGCAACTCTATCAACAACTTCAATAGTAGTTTCTTTTTCTTCATATTGAAGAATACCCATTTCATTCATAGCATCTATACACCAAGCACCAACTCTAGGTATATAATCGCTACTCATAATATTGAAATCATTATCAAGTCTTGCGATAATAGTTTCTATTGAAGATAGGTTTTTGTTCATTGTTTCTAATATATTTTTGAGTATAACTTGGGTCAAACTTAGAAATAAGAGAGACACGATTGTTAATATCAGTATCAAGATTTATTATATCTTCTACACTATGACATTTTGCAAGTAGTTCAGCATTTGTAACATTCATGTGATTATTTATACCACAAAACTTAAATACTGTCCTATTCTTAACTGCACCGTCAATTATAATAACTCTACAAGACCAATCCGAATTATTATAAGATATATATTTAACACCGTCATATTCCTCTCCTTTTGCAATAGCTTCAAGATGTTTCTTTTTATTATAAGGCGTAAGTCCTTTAATAATAAGTTCTTCTTTATTTCTTCTAGTTTCTACAAAGTTAATACGTTTTCTATGCTTAATAACTTTACCATCAGCAGTAACATGTGATTCAGTTCTTTTTACTCTTTCTATAATAAGGCAACCTATTTTCTTCTCAAACTTATAAATCTTTCCCCTCAATACTTGCCTTCCTATTTCTCCAAAGAACAGGTAACAATACTTTTTGTATTGTTCTCTTGTAATTAACTTACGCTTTTTTAATACATCTTGTCTTATCTCACAATCTTTTATCTTACGAAGCACTCTAAAGTATTGCTTTAGATTACGATAAAGATTGCCATATCTTAATTGTTTTACATCCGTAAACTTAACATACTTCTCATCTATGGCTTTCTCCATTTTTTGATTAGTATCTAACTCATCTGTATTCCATTCCCAGTAGTTATATACACATACATCAAATATGGCTTCAACAGCATTTCTATTTTGTTCAATAGAGTATTTAATTCGATAAAGCAAAGATTTATATCTGACTATATTGTGAGACACAAGGTCGTACTCCTCTTCACTTGTCTCTATAAAATGTGTATACATATTACGTATGTCATATCTATCTATTGCATTTACTTTCATACTTCTATCTGTTGTTGGTTTATATCATCTTTAACTGGAACTTCATTAGTTACTCTCTCGACATTAAGTAGATTACGTTTATAGATTACATCTTTAATACGTTCTACCATATCTTCAGGAATAATAAATTCATCATCATTATCAATACTTGATTCCATTTTTTCATTAGTTTCAATTGGAATTTCAGTAGGTATCTCAAATGGAGATTCAATGATAATATGACCTAATGGTTCAATAAGTGGATTACCATTACTATTAACATATAAATAACCATTGATATAATCATAACTTAAACTGGTACACATTCCTGGAAGAGCTTTATAAAATTGAGCATTTGCTTCCTTAATAAATGGAATAGCCATATTATCATATCCAACAGTACGAACACTAACAAATGGTAAATTGTTATCAAGACGAACTGGTCTAGGAACTCTATCCTTACTTCTCTTAACTTTATACTTAGTACTAACAAGAGTTTGGAATATATCTCCGTCAGGAACATTAATTAAACTTATCCTGTATCTTTGCATTAATATCTTATCGACATTAGCATGACGTTGATAAGTCTGACGTATCTGTTCATTGAACGTATGAATAATTGCACTACGAATAGTACGTCTCGCAGTAAAGTTATTCGGCTGATGAATAGCATGAGCTATTTCAGATACAATTTGATTTAACGAACTCATATCACTATTATTTTGAATTAGTATTATAACAAATATAGTTATTATATTGGTATCGACAAGACTTTTACTAATAATTTTAATTCAGCACTTTTATCTAGCTTGCTATCTAGCTTACAGATATTCGCATTGTAAACATTTTTATACAAGTGACGCATTTTAAGACCCGTGGTGGCACGCAATACTGTCGGATAATAGTAAGTTAAGGAAAGGTACTAAAGTCCTATGGTGAGCTTCTATGAAAGCGTAGGAAGGTGGGACATACTTTTTATTCCCCCATAAAGAAGCGTGTATACTGAAAGAGCCGACTATCTCTAGTCGACTCTCACTTGTTAATCTTACTAATAGTACTTACTTTGGATATTGATTAGGTTCATTATCTTCAACTTCTATAAACTTTCGATAGTCTATATTGAAGAACGCCAATATTGGCTTCATAATCCAGCTCCAAAATACGAAGCTAAGAATAATAGAATTAAGTACTACCTTAACATCTCCTAGCTTTAATGAGAAGTATATTACTCCCATTATTAAAGCACATACTAGAGTTATTACTCTTTTATTCCAAGTACTTACTACTTTGTTTCCATTAAGTTTGTCAACTAGTTTAATTACTAGATATGCTAGCACATTTACACAGATTACAAACGCAAAATCAAAACTAGTAGCCGTAGTACGTAGAATCTCACTAAGTATATTCCCGAAGTCCATATTACAGCAAGAATAACAAAGTACCAAGAATAATAGTTAACAATACACCTCCTACTCTTATGTAGGTAACAACTTTTGCAGGAAGAACACTAGTAGCTTCTTTCCATACAAATGCTATAATAGTAATAGCTATTACAGCAACAAATAACACTTTCATTAAGATTCCCATAAGCATTAAGTTTTATATTACATGGCAAATATAAAACTTTATTTTAAAAAGAAAAGAGAGACTACTATTATTTAGTAATCTCTCTTTAGGAATATAACAGAACTTGTATTACTTCAACTCGTTGAAATACTTCCAGAGTTTATCTTCTCCGAAATCAACGTCATCAAACCAAAAGTTGATAGCACTCTCGAATATCATATCGTCAAAGTTTCCTTTTCCGAACCACTTCTCGAACAGTTCACAGTAGTCGTGATATTGAGCATTAATAGCTACATAAACATCAGCAACTTCTACTTCATCTTCTAGTTTATCTTTGAATTTACTACAAACTTCGTGAGCTTTCTGCATATCGTATTTCTCACCGATATATTTCTTACCGTCTTTGACATGGTACATTTCATCAACAGTACGTTTAGCTTCCTGTTTATTAAAATGTTCATCACCATAATCATTATAACGTTCGTTTCCATCTACTCCAAGCATTTGCATAAGAAGCATACGTTCTTCTTCATCGTAGCCATGACTTCCATCATAACCTCGACTTTCATCATATCTATGACGTTCACCGTAGCCTCTTTGTTCATCCCTGTCGTAGTTGTCGTAAGTCTTATATCCAATACGATTCATCATTCCTCTTCCACGTCCGCTACGACCGCTTCTTCCGCGACCGCCACGAGCAAGGAAATCATTAATTCGTTCGTACATTTCGTCTCTTCGAGAACGAGCACGAACATCTTGGTCTGTCTCGTATGGTACTTCTCTCATAATAATATTACTTAGTTAATAGTTGTCTGAATGTTTCCAAATCAGACTGGTTAAACATAATTCCTTTATTAATAAAAGGAATAGAAAGAGTTATGTTACCGTTAGAGATGTTACCATTACCTAAAACTGGAATATTAAAATCAAAGTTAGGAATAGATTTGATTATTTCAATCTCTTCGTCAACTATACCTTCAATATCAATCTTTCCGTCTTTAGCAATAGCATTGATAAACTTATCAAAACTATCAATGTTATTAATAATTGCACGTTTAGCCAAAGGCTTAACTAACTTAATAGCTGGATTAGATTCGCCAAGAATATCTATCTGATTAACAATGTAATCTTGCAGCTTTTGTTTTACTACACTTACTTCTACCATCATTTCATAGTTTTAATAAATTCATCATAAGTAAGAGAAGGATTCTTTACACTAGCTTCTTTAAAAGCATTGAACAATTGCATCTCTCTTTGTGACATCTCGATTATACTAGTCTTTAGATTCTTAACTAACTTTAGTTGATTATCTAACAGAGCTTTACCTTCCGGACTGTTCTCAATATTAGCTCTTACTAGATTAAGAACTTCTGCTTGAACCATAGATTGAAGATTATTATAGTTAGCTACATATTCTTCGTTAGTAGCAAGCATATTTCTTTGTTCATTAGTAAGAGGTTCAATCTCTGCATCAATCAAGTCCCAAACACTTACTTTAGCAGTTTGTTGAGGACTAACTTGTTGTAAAGTTTGTTGTCCATTAGCAGCTTGTTGAATCTGTTTTTGTCTAGCTTCAATAAGTCGCTTCTGTTCTTCTAAATATTGGATTTGGTCGGTAAGACTTCCAGTATTTAACAAAGGGTCTGTTCCGCCCAGTATAACTTGATTAATAGGTAACATAACTTATTCTTTAGTTGATTAGTAATATTATGTAGCAGGAGTACTAGCAGTTTGAGTAAATCCGCACGGTAGACAACCATTGGCATTTCTACCAACAAGACCTGTTGTAGTAGGCTCATTAGGTAGACAAGTAACACCATAGATAACATTACAAGTCTTTTTATCGACATAATTGATACCTGCGGTGAACGCTCTCTCGATTTCGCACTGGATAAGTTTATCCTGATAAGGACGAATAGCAGCACTAACAGCAACTTGCGTTTTAAGTTCGCTAATCTCTGCTTTAAGAGAATCATAGTTATCACGGTTTCCCTTGTACAGCAAGAAGTCTGCATCAATTTGTGACTTATACAAACCGAACATTTCGCTGTCTATTACCTGACGGTCTTGGAAGCGTTGGCTCTGTTGAGTTAAAGCCCACTGATACAAACCACCCTGTAAAGCAAGAGTATCTTCACAAGACTTACTCCATGCTTGGAAAGCAGTAGGAGCACCAGCACTTCCCATTCCTGCACCAACTACATTAATGTTTGTAGAACCGTCTCCCATAAGACCTGCACCAGTTCCGAGAACACCAGCAGAACGACGATTACCAAATAAAGCCCAAGCTCCAAGAGCAGTACCGATAATACCAAGCGTAAGACCTGCATTAGCTTTACCGTTAACATCACGGCGACCATAACCGTCCATCCCTGCACCATTATAACCTTCGGGAACGACTTTAACTTTTTCAATTACTTGCATAATAAATAAGGTTTAGATTAATAAATTAAGAATATCTTATAGTAGCTACTATACACTCATAACAAAGGATAGTATTAGAAGTTCAGACATTAATCTATTTTAGCCATAAGTAATAATTTTATTAAAAGTTAGGTATTGTATGAACAAAATAAAAGCCCTACTTGTTATAAGCAGGGCTTAGAGTTAAGCAATAAAAAGCAATGTCACTCCTCTATGGGGGAATCTTCTATTACCTCATCTTCTTTAAAATTCCATTCAGGACTTGACAATAAAGTAGCAAGTGCTTCATTAGAATAAGTTTCATAAGGATATTCAATACTAATAATTTCCAATCCTTCTTCATCAGTAGTAACTGTTCTAGTTACTTTTTCAGGAAACACTTCTTTATAATGTTGGCACTTCATCAATACTTTGTCTTTACTAACATTACTACGAGGAACTAAATTAAGTTCATCAATCTTTGCTGACTTCTCTTCATCTATATCAGCAACAGGAAATACAATGTAATCAATCATAATCTTTAAATATTAAATATTAAACTTAATGTATACATAACTACTGCAATTATAGCAAGTATTATATAAACTACTTTAAGTAGTTTATAAGGCATTATTTTCATTTATTCATTTTTTATAAATATTGGGTTATTTAAATCAATTATTTCATCCTTTTCCATCAGGTTCTTTAGGAAGTTAATCTGCAATAATGGTATGGTTTTCGGATAGAGCATAGATTTATAAACTACCATAGACATACGTCCTCCGTTCCAATCTCCAAAATTAATTCCTTTTATATCAGGATTAGTACCAAATGTTGTTGCTACTCCATTAACACTAGTCTTAGTCATATATCCTATTAATGGTGGGTCAATAGCACCAGTTGAAGGAAGTAAAGCCTTACCAAAAGAATAATAACTATTTCTATTGGCTTCGTTTGAACTAGAATCTAAACAATATACAAAAGCATATCCACCACTAGTAACATGTTTTACATCTCCTTTTCTAGCTATTAAACCTCCACTTCCAGTAAATCCTTTAAGTAGAGATGCTTTAACTAAGAATGTGAAATCATCAACTATTGGAATATTAACATTCTCGCTATAATCTTCTACTCCATCGTATGCAAGACCATTTTCATATTCAGGAAGAACTTCGATAGTTATATCACAATCGAAAACTACTTCACCTTCTACCATAGGAGTAATAAATATTCCTACCCAAGCATTACGAGTTAAATCTAACAATGCTTCTGTTGGAGCAAACGATTTAGCTAATTCGTGAGTACCATTATCTAGATACACTAATGTTTCTCCTGTTGCATCTTCTGTGGCTAAATATCTGTAACCAAATTTACTATTTCCTTCAAGACCTTTAACAGTAACTCTAAAAGCAGGTATTTCTTTTATATTAGTTAACGCTTCGTCTTTCTTAACATAATTAAATAATAAACCAGTACCTGCATTTTTAACCATAGTTACATGAATTGTAGTACTAGTAACATCAGAAATATAATTATATACACTTGAAAGGGTTTCCCAAGTTTTATTAGCACCAAATACAACAGGATAACCATTATATCCACTCATACCTTCGTAAACATGATTATAATTAGTTAAATCATAATCACCTACGGCTACACCTCTTTGTTGAATAGTATTTCTATCAGCATCAGAGTTAGTCTTACCGTAAGTATCCCAGTAGTAAGGTGGTAATTCTACCTTAGCTTCAATACCTACATACTTATTCAGCTCTTTAATCTTATCGTCTGTTGAGATTTCATCGAAGAGCATGAAGTCGTAGAGAGACATTTGAGTATAACTAGAATTTAAGTAAGAACTACCTATTTTTGGGTTAAGCGTTCCTATATTCAATTTAGGGTCATGTAATTCAACAATATTGTGAGTTATATTTTTTAATTCACTAGCATAAATATACTTATTAAGTATTCCATCAATATAAGTACTACCTCCTATATTTTTTGCCCTATATGCTGGCACTTTATTTTCGTTAGTATCAAAATCTCTATTAAATATAGCAAAACCTCCATTTGTTCTTTGGTCGTATAAAATTGCCGTACCGGCAATAGATTGCCAATTCACCTTCATCAACACCTGTTTGCCACCGACCGTAGTAGGAATAGTAATAAAGTCGTCTACGCCATCAAATTGGTATGAACCATCTTCATTAACTCCACTTCCTTCCGCATAAGCAGAATTGTTTATCTTACCATGATTACCGTGACCGGATATATCGGGGATATGACCTAATATCTTGTAACTAGAGTTAGGAATACGTAGTAGTCTAGGAGATAGGATTACTTTAGGTTCGTTGTTATCAAGAAGCCAAATCTTATTACAAGATAATGAAATAGATTGCTTAGTTACCGTAATATTAAGATTAGTTAGTTGATTATAACTATACGTTTCTCCTTCGTATTCGTAACTCTGGATACTATATAATCCAGAAAGAAGATTTGGTTTTTCACCTTGACTAAGCCGTATAGAACTTCCTACTTTAATCTTGTCTCCCCAACTATATCTTTGATTGGTATTTCTATCTGTGATTTGGAATATTACAGGATATGGCTGAACAATTTCCTCATATCTGATGTACTCATCAATAGTAATATTTACTTCTTGTGGAGAATCATAATTATATATTTGTCTAATATTATAAGCTGTATCGAGAACAGGACTTTTTACATAATCAATATTCATTCCATTAAAAGTAAATGTTGCAAGCTCATCTATGTTATTCTTTAGATATAAGTTAGCTCTAATATAAGTACCTTTCGGTATATAATCACCTATATTAATTAGCTTTTCGTACTCACGTAAGTGAAAAGTTAATTTATAATTATCGTAATTACTATTAATAACAGGATTGAACAAAACATAGTTTTCATCCTGTTCAATAGTTATACTAATCTTCTGTGGAGATTTATCTATTACAAAAGGGAAACCATATTGCAATGTGACTTCACTATAAGCATTTTCAGGAATATCAATAGTCTTGCCATTAACAGTAAACTTAGTTATTCTATCGGCAATGTTATTCATTTTAATACTTACCCATATTTGACTATTTTCAGGAACATAATCTCCTGCATTTAGATAAGTACTAGTACCACGAATAACGAATGTTGGTTTAGAATCTAACAAAACGTTACTATTGATAACAGGTCTAAACTCCACCATATTTGGATACAATGTACCCAGCTTGTACTTCTTCAACTGACGCTCTATCAAGAACTCGGACATACTATAGGGGAAGGACATGAGAGAGTAGATAGCTCCGTTAAAGAATCTTTGGTCATTGTCTCTAAATGTTCCTAGCCAAAGAGTATCACTATCAACTCCTTCGCCTACTGTTAAATCAACATCTCCACATTTATATTTACTTTGATATAACAAAGCTCTTGTAAAATCATCTCTATTAAACGAAGTAACTCCTCCAAAAGAATAAGCCTGTTTACCCGGTTCAACTTCTGTATTAGCTGTCATTAAAATAAAAGCTCCTTGATTAGCTACATGAGATTTAGATACAACACCAGCTACCCATTTTTCAGATGAAGCATAACTTATTCTCTCATAGTCTATAATGAAAGTATAATCCTTGTAAACAGGCATCCCTGTCACCTTACCGAAGTCATTTACTCCGTCAAGCAACAATCCTCCTTTATGACTAGGAATAAATGTAATAGTTATTTCTCCTGCATATTCTAAATTAACATAAGATACAGCATTAGTTGGTTCTACACCTTCGGGATATTCAAATTGGTCTAATCCACATATAATAACTTGTGTAGGTGTATTAGCTAATACTGGATACTTTTTTCTTATACTTTCTTTATTTCCTTCACTATTGATAAAACTCGTTGCATTAATCCAATAACAATCTTTGTCAGTAATAATAGTTACTTGATATGAAGTATTATCTCTTATAATAGATTGTACTGTCCAATAGTAACTAGGGGTATTAGACTTTATTTTGTAACTAAACTCATTATAAATAGTAAGTTTTTGTCTAGCTTCATCAGACACGATGGTATAATCCTTAATAGTTTCAAAAGGTTTTGCAGCAATACCACTACCGCCTTTCCAAGCTAGATTATTCATTTGAACATCTCTTCCATTACCACTATAATCAATTAACCTATCATTAAAATCAGCATGATTATCATTAGTAATACCTTGTTTACCTATATTACATAATATATCAGGTTTAAGCGTTCTATCTAAGTTAAAGTAAGCAATAATAAGATTAATATCATCTTCGGTAGCTTTACCTAGTAATGCAAACGTCCAATAATGAGCTACTCTTGATGTTTCAATTATATTACCTTCACTATCTATATATCCTTGTACGGTAAACTTTCCTTGTGATAAATCTCCAGTGTTATATACAGAATAATCGTTTTTATCTCCTAATATAGTATTTATTACATGACTATTACTAGCACTAGCATCATTAACGTTATATACTACATATCCATATATTCCAGTCTTACCAATATCGGCAACTTGATTTCTTACATAAATATTATCAGTTGGTCTAATGTAATTAGTTAGTGGAACAGAACCAATTCCTCTCCAAGATATTTGATGAATCATACTAACGATAGTAAAGTCTTTAGTAACTCCCATTTCTTGAAGAGTCTTTTGACTAATAATCATGTCGTTTACTCCGTCAGTAACAAACGCTCCTCCGAAGTCAGACAGTTGTTCAATTCTTATATTATTCCAATCATAAGAACTACTTACTGTAAATCCTATACTAACTCTATTACTACTTAGTTTGGATTTGGGTAAATGATAAACGCCATCTTTTGATATATTATATGAAACAGGAATAGTAGCTGTTTCATCAGGAATATAAAAGTATCTAATTATTCCTCCTTCAGGAATACCTGAAACTTTTATATTCATTTCATTTATTTCATTCTCATTAGCGTGCTTATATATAAACCAAGTAGAATTAAAATTTCCATTAGTAGTAATTACGTTATCAGTAACTTCTATATTTGGATATATTCTCCAACTAGTAAAATCTTCTTTATACTCACCAAATCCACTATTTAACTTATATGCAGCATTTAGAATCTCTAAATCTCCTCCTGCATTAGGAATCTTATTCTTAATAATATTCCTATCAGCATCAGTATTCTTTTTACCGTAATTATCCCAAACTCCAATAAGTCTAGCTTTAAGCTCTGGTGGAAGATACGGTCTATCTCCACCAAGAGCATTATTTTTAAAAGGAATACCGATACCTATACCTATACCAGTATTAGTACCCATATTGTAATGTATCAGCTTCAGCGTTATTAACTTGTTTAACTAACTCAACATTCCAACCGGAATATAGAACAGTAGTAATAGGTTCGTCCATACCAGCAAGAACTACTTCAACTGTTATAGGGTCTTCGGTAACATTCTTTAATAAGAATGGTTCTTTACCACCCATTCCATTAGGAATAGAAAACTCTGCAACAGCTTCAACTTTACCCATTATAGATATTTGTAAACTATTAGCTGAATTAGCTCTGTTATAAATACGATTATCCATGATAATTACTTTTAAATGATTATTAATTGGTCTTTGTAACATTCCCCCGTAAAGAGATGTGATTACTGTTAATACTCACTCCTTTATGGGGGACGCTACAAGAAACTAAATTTTGTTTAATTATACAATACTATTATCAACTTTTTGTTATACCATACCTGTATCCCATCCACTAGGAACATTATTACCATTAGTAAGATTAGCCTTACGCATAGCATAGAATACGTTCGCTCTATTAACAGAGGATAGACTATTTAGCCAATTCCAAAATTCAGGAACACTACCAGTAGTAGAAGTCGCATTATAGAACACACCAGTAACATTAGTAAGTTGTTTATGTTTATTAGCATTAAACAATGTAGAACTAATCTTCTTAGGACTTCTACCTGACCAGTCTCCTTGGCTTTGCCCACTAGCAAAAGCATAACTAATATTCTTTAGATTGACATTCTTAGCGAATATATTATCGTCTATTTGTTGTGCTTGACTAGCAGTTGATTCAAATTGTGCTGCTAAGAACAAACAAGATATATCCTGTAAGTTAATACAATCAATTACAAATTCAACAGGCACAATAACATCAGCAGGAATTACACAGAAATAGAACATATAAGATATATTAGTTAATTTAGTTAATCCTGCGAACATTTGCTTAGAGAACATTTCACCAATATCTCCTGTGGAATTATTCCATTTATATGGAAGAATTAAAGGACAACGATGGAATGTCATTGATAAATCGGTAACATTACTAACTGGTTTAAATAAGTTAGTTGGAATACGACCACGAATACCATAGTTAAAGTAATCATATGTTGGGTCTCCATTAGGTCTACCACTACCACTAAACACACCGTTAATAACCATATTAGTTCCATTAGTACAATAATAGAATAAGTCAGGCGAACATAAGTAATTTAATACTTTTCTATTAGCATGAACAGAACTAGGTGGAGCAATTGAAGCAGCAGCATCTTTAAACACATCAGGTATAGTAGGAGAACAATTTATTGTTCCATTTGAAACAGCTGTATAAAGACTACTATTTAATATAATATCTTCAAGTCCACTAAGTCCATCGTAGGCATATTCATTCCAAGCATATTCATATTTATCATAGTCTTTATTTATGATTACTCTGTGAATATCTCTATTATAGTTAATCATTGTCTGTTCTTCATCGAGATATTCTCTAGGGTCATAATTAGGATTAAGAATATACTTAACTGGATTATACTTTTCATTAGGTACTATAATATCTCCATAATTACTTGGAGTAAGATTACCATAATTTATAGTATAAGCCTGTGCTTCCGTACTTTGGAATCTCTCTAAACAATAAGACATATTAACTATTGTCTTTCTAGGAAGAGTTCTCTGTTTATTATAAGTGATTTCAGTAGGCATTGGTGCTTGTTCATCAGGAATCCATTCTCCATGTTCATCAATACCGTAGTTCTCATTTATACTATTAGTAGAAGCATCGGTTTCATTCCAGCCTTTCCAACTATAATTATTAGTAGCTTCCATATAGAATAGTCCATAAGGAACAGAACCTTTCTTAACGTAAGTATTCTCTGTTTCAGAGAAACATCTATAAGCATTAACTATTTTACAATTAGAGAAACCTTTACCAGTAAGACTATACTTACAATTCTTCATATCAAAGTATAAGTTTGCTATGTTAGTAAGATTGTAATTAGTCTTAAATGAATCAAGAGGAAGTTCAACAACAGTATTTGTAGGAAGAACAAGATTAGCAAAGAATCCCGGTATTTCAACAATAGCACTACAACCAGTAAATACATCATAAGGAAATGTTTCTTCTCCTTCTTTAATGAACTGTTTAGTGAATCCTTGAAAACTTCCTAAAGTACTTTCATTAATAGCTTGTTGTCCAGTTATATATTTTAATGAGTTCTTCAATCTACTAAACATTGAGTTGTGGATTGGAAAAGTAACATTAGAACCTGAACCTAAACTAAATGAATTATAGATACCATATAAAGCTGTCGGGAATCTTACTTGTGTCTTATTCTTAACAGTACCGCCAAATACATTATATAAAGAACCAGTAGAATTAACAAGTCCTTTAAATGAATCTTGGATATATTTAAGTTTAGTATTCTTATAGAATAAGGGGCAATACTTTACTTCATCTTCTACATCTTCATCTGTTAATTGATTAAAATCTATATTAGAACCATTAAACATAGTGTTTAAATATTCTAAGTCAGGAAGATTAGCAAGAAGTGTTCCGCAATCAGCATTAACAAGATGGTCGTTGATAGTACTATCACTAGGACAATCATTAATATTATCTACGAACTTAACAGTTCCAGTACTAAAAATACTTAATCTTTTAAGTTTAGAAGGAACATTTCCTTTAAACTTAGCTAAGAAAGCAGGACTTGTATATCTAGTACCACCAAAATAAAATATAGAATCCATAGCTTGTAAACTAACAAGAGGGCTAAATAATCCATTATGTTCAGTAGAGCCATATTCATAAGTACTAGTAAATATCTTAAAATCTTGTGACTGTATTCCCCAAAATAATGAATTCATTGTAACTACTTTAGTACAATGATTAAACATATTTCTTCTAGGACTATCTAGCAAATCCCACTTAATATTCTTAGCACTAGCAAAACAACTATCAAGAGTAGTTACATCATAACACTTATATAAGAAATAATAAACATCATATATACTACAATTAGTAGCATTGAACATAGAAGTACAATTAGTAGTACCAATAGTAAAATTAGTTCCTAAATCAGTATTATTATCCCAAGCAGCCTTCCCTTCTTCTGTACTAGTATCTGAACCAAACCATTCTCCCATATAATCAGGAGTAATACCTTCTACTTTTTCTTTAGGCTCATGAATATAGAAATTACCACATTGAGCAAATATAGAAGTACCATTAAGTTTAATATGTCCAAATACTCTTTTAAGATTAGAGCAACCAACAAAGAAACTACCACCTACATTGAAAGGAGTATTTCTATTATTATCAAACTTAAAGTAATGTACACCTTTAGCATTTTGAACCGATAAACTAGTAAGATTAAGTTTACTAATATCGAATATCTTATTTTCTTTATAGGTAGGAACAGCAGCATTACCATATTGGATTGCTGATACCTGACTATTAGAAATATTAAGTGTTCTAAGATTAGGTAAACTTGAAGCTACTTGAATATCATTAGGTGTATTAGTACTAGATATATTTAATTCTTTAATATTAGGAACACCTACTATATAAACAGTCAATGATTCATTAGTACATTGAGATACATTAATGATTTCAACATTATTACAATTGGATACATTAAATGTAGTTAAGTTAACGTTGTTAGTACAAATTATAGACTTTAAGTTAGGACACGAAGTAATTCTTATAGTATGTAAGTCTCCTAGATTACTAAGGTTTAATTCAGTAATCTTATCACAAGAATCAATAGTAACAGTTTTTAACCGTTTACAACCAGAGAAATCTAATCTATCCAAGAACGGTTGATTAACTAAACTAATACCTTCAACAGCTGAATTAGTAATATTCAGTAATGCAAGAGAAGCATTAGGCAAAGATATAGAAGTTACAATAGAACTAGATATATTCAAATCTTTTAACTTGGTATACTTTTCTATATTAACCGTAAACGTACCTTGTCCAATATTACCACTCCAAAACTTAGTATTACTTAAATCAATATGTCTTACGTCAGAATAATCTTCGTCATTAACGAATACTGTTTCAAATGGAATAGGAGAATCACTAAGAGTATCAACAGAAGATAGGTCTAACTTAGAGAAACTAGGAAGTTTCATAGTAGACATGAATCGTTGAAATCTCATTCCGCCCAATCCTTCAATATCATTAATTTGCGGAGTATTATTAATAGTAATCTGTGTATTGAAAGAACTAATAGGAGATAATCTAATTTCAGTAGGTTTACCTTCTTCTAAGAAATATCTAGTATCAGTAGTATTACCAATATTAACCACAAATATTGCAGGACAATTAGACGTAATAATGAGTTTAGGATTAGTAGCTTCTGCACCACCTGCGGAAAATGTACCCTTATTATTATAAGGTTGAATATTAGCAGCATTGCTATACTTAAATACTCCGTCAAAGAACCAAACTCTCTTCTTCATCCAATCTCGAACATACTCAACACGAGTACCATGTAGAAATTCAATATTAGCATAAGAAGGTTGTCCACCTGATTCACCAACATAAGCAGTAAGATACTTAACATTATAATCATAATTAAACAGAAGCTCTCCACAATCTTTAGTTTGAGCTGCAAAATAATTATCTATATAATCATTAATATCTTTACAAATAGTAGCATTGTTTCTCCATAAGTCCCAAAGAGTTTCAAGAGAACTATCGAATACTCCAGTATTAGCAAAGATAGTATCTCTTAATACGTCCCACATACGAGAACTATAAGTATCATATCCACCATCGGCAGCGTTTTTAGTAATAACTAATGAGTTAACATCATTATTATCATTATTACTAAATGTATCTAACCAAGCAGTTTTAGCAACAGATTCAAGAGCTACGTTATCAAGACCATTACCAGTATCCATATCATAGAATCTGATAAACCACTTATTAGCCCCACCAACATCATAACAGACTAAAGTTAAGTTCTTACCTAATGAATCAACAAGCCCATACTTTACACACGTTAATAAGTAAGAGTAAGCATTCTTAATTGAGAACTTAGTATCAAGTTCAGCAGCAAGCGTAGACCAACTAGACTGTGCAGGATATTCACCAGCAGTTTCTTCATAACCACCGGAAGTCTCGTTCCAAATGTATTTCTTAACTGTTGATGAAGTCATTTGAGCAAAGATAGAGAATAACTCTTGTAATGCTCTCCAAACATTATCATCAGTAACCGGTGCACTAGGTTCTAGCCAATTACCACCATTATATTTAAATTCACCTACATGTTTGATAATAGATAAATCATCTTGCATAAACAATGCTAATGGTAATGTCTTTTCTCCATCTACAATTACATTCGCATTTTCTCCAAACTCATAAGAATAAACTTTTCTTTGGTCTATGTTTCCGAATAGTTCATCTTGTGCATAAGTATGATAAGAAGTAACAAAAGCAGGAAGTTTATTATCAACATACTCACCTGCTGTATTCTTTATCTTAGTAGTAAAGTCTTTCATAAATCGGAATCCCATATTATAATAAGCTCCACGACCTAAGTTAAAACTATATATACCAAGCATAGTTTGAGTTTCTTCTCCATCAAACTGAATAAGAAGTATTATAGGAAAACCTTCAAGCGTTTGTTTAATAGTGACCTTATCTTTTACAGTTCTATCACGAGTATCTACTGGACGATGGGATTCAAGTTGCTCCATAGGCGGAGTTTTCTCGAATAAGAAATCCGAGTTATCATTAATCCATTTACCAATAGAAGCATTATTTGCATGAGCACTGTCAACAACGTCAGCTTTAAGTGTAAACTGTCTTTCAGGAAACCATGTCTCTCTAGGTTGGAATAGCTCATAATCAAGATTACCGCCATCATCATCTTTAAGCATCTTATCGAATCTTATCTCTAAGTTCTTAATAAGATTGTTCAAAGTAGAAGTACCTTGCTTAGAAACAGAAACATCAGTAGTATATTCAGAGCTAGACTTTCCCGAAGTTGGACTAAAGTAACTCATAGTACAACCACTATACCAATTATTATTCTGACCTCCAATCTCTTCAAATATAGCACGAGTAAAACCAGTATTAGCACAATTAATCAACATTATATCGACTGGTAATACTCTAGTAGTATCAGAGATAAGACTGTTGAAATTGACACTAGCATACGTTTGGTTAATATCGTCCCATAGAGTAGAATGAGGTTCTGAATCAGAAGTGGAGAAGAAGTTCTTTAACTTCATTCTATTGTATTCAGTAAAGTCTACACTACCATCAGATAAAAGAGTTGCTCTAGCTCTAGAGTTCATTGCATTAATAACAATTTCTTTATCATTAGCAGGAACACGGAACAACTTAATATCATAGAAGTTAACATCAGCAAAGTTTTGAATCTGTCCTGAATTACTAATATCGCAACCAAGATATATCTTAGAATTAGTCTTCCAAGTAAAGTCAGTCTTTATTTCACGAGCAGCATTAAGTATACCATTGATAAAGATACCGACAATCATCTTTCCTTGATTCTTATTAACTATAAAATCAACAGTATTAATAACATTCTGTTGTATCTTACAACTAATAGTTTCTTTAATGTTACCGTCTGTATAAGACCAAATAATATCTTCAAGACCTACTTTAATACCTTCAGAGAATTGTTCGTCAGTATTGTAATCCCCTATAAAGAAGATTGTTCTGTTTGAGAACGGATGAATATCTGACTTGAATGTACATGATAATCCAAATCCTTGTCTCGACCAGTTATTAAGAGTTGTTATATCATCTTTAAATGGTTGTACATCAATAACACCATAGGCTTCTCCTGATATACGTAACATAGATTGTCCGTTCTCTGTTAAGAAGCCCGATAGTACTCCGTTTGTATTATATACATTAAGATTGGTTACAGCACCACTAGGAGTAATAGAACCAGGTGCAGTAAATGTTGGTTCATTACTAGTCCAAACTTTAGTAGTAGATACTTGAGGGAAACTTTCTTGACGAACGTGCCAACTAGCATACCTACTATTATTAGGATTTTGGTCTGCAATAAGAGCTTGGGAACTAGATACTACTTCACAAGCAAGAACTGTATCAGTTACAGGGTCTCCTTTTTCAGACCAACAACGAAGTGTAATATTCCAATTACCAATAACATCTCCTTCTGTCGGAATAGCGTAACTAAATACTTGTTGTTTACCACGTTGAACATATTGATTATCATTATAGTTTCCTTCATCAAAGTAACCTATATCTTTAGTAATACCATTATGTTCGATTCTAACTGCATAATAAATAAGACTAACTCCTGCAAGATATGGAGTAAATGCAAAAGATACATTACCGCTTTGAGAGAACTTAGTTCTCTCAACTCCGGCATCTACTTCTGCTTTACTAGTAATACCTTCTACTAGAACAACAAGATTAACACCATCTTCTACAACTACACGATTTGTTACTTTATCAGATTGAACAGTAGCTTCATTCATTGAAGTAAATGCTTGTGCTTGTATAGTATAAGAACTACCTGCTATAATATTACCTAGTTCCCATAAGTTAACATTAACTTGTTTAGGAGCAGTAGAAGTTGTCTTACCTAATTCAATAGTTTTAGTAGCACCATTAGTTACATTTGTTACAACAAGATTAACATCTGAACCAATAATTTTACTAGTAATACTATAAGTAAAGAAGTAATCAAGACCAACAGTAGCAGTATTGCCTGATACAGTACTAGTAAGTTTAATACTAGCTTCTACTATATTAAGTAGATAAGATTCAGCAGAAAATCCATCTGTATCGCTAGCTGTAATCACAACAGAGTGATTACTATTAGCAGAGAATTTATCTAACTGTGGAATAGTAAGAACTCCAGGAGTATTAGTCCAACCTTCTTTCCCTTCGATAATATTATTACCATCAAGAGTAACAGTAATAAAATATCTCTTATTATTCTTACTAGAAGTAATAAGATACTCTAACTTAATATTAGCAGTAACAGTAGAATAAAGATAATTAATATTACCTTCTTTTACTATATTACTGTTAGTAAGAGTAATCTTATCGCCAGTAGTTCCACCACCGCCACCGCTTCCTCCACCACCATGTTCGGCAAGCCAAGCAATATATCCACCATGTTTCTTTAATTCTTTTTCATGACGAACAAGAACATCATTAAGACTTTCACCAGTAACACCTTCTTCTGCTACTTCAGGGTCGATAAGACGAGGGTCTTCGACAACAATACCAGTAGCTTTTCCAGAAGAACTTATATCCCAATTACCAGTTTTAGGATTATACCTTTTAATATTATCTGCCATAATCAACTAATATTATAAGTTGGAAATTTCACGTTAATTATATCATTACCATTATTAGTTTCTCCATTACCACCAATAACTCCATAAGCTGGATTTAATCCTTGAAGATTAACATTATACTTACCGGAATTATTAAATACATTAGATAGCTTCTTAACAGTAGCTTGTAAATTAGGGTAATAATGTAAATCATCTACCTTGCCTAGCTTTAAGAAATACTTAATATAGAAAGGATAACGTTGACCTGCATTAACTTTAGCCGTAACATCGTCTCTACTATTAATAGTAATACTAGCAGGAAAGAAATACCTTAACCACGGAATATTAGGACTAGGAAGTTCTTTATTACTAGTATGTTTATATCCACTAGCCTGACACATAAGATATACAGGAGCAGTTATTTCATCTACTAATTGAAATGTACACAAGTGTTTCAGCATATCAAAGTTAGTATTATTTTCCCAAGATTTAGGGAAAGATTGCCCTTTTAACGCACCTTCGGCAGTTTCCGTATATAATTCATCAGAATTAAAATCCTTCTTTAAAACGTCCGCAGTGACCTGTATGATAGGCTTCATAGAGCTGTTTTCGTTCTCTAAAATCGGATAACTGCAACTGTAAGTATGTTTATGTCCACCAAGACATAAACGGTAATTGTGGGTCTGTAAGAACTTTGAGAACCAATAAGCGTTAGCTTTAGTGGTATTGAAATTCAATCTACTACCACTTCTCTCAACACTAGTGTTTTCTTCATTATTCCAATAAAATGAATTAATAAGATTTTGAGTAATAATAGTAAATGGCATTTCATGACAATAAGCTATCTTAGCTTTAGCATTAGTTGCATTAGCATCATCTCTTTCACACCATTGTCTTATTAAATCATACATTACACCAGTAGTAGTAAGTCCGTAAACATCTCTTTCAGTATTAGAACTTATCTCACTATTAACACATAAGAAATGGGTATGACCAACATCGAATGAATATAATGATTCAACGAATATTTCTTTTCCTTCAACAGTAAATACAGGAGGATTATCTTCATCCATTTCATAACAATAGAAGAAACGAATGTTAGTAGCATTAATTTTAGAATCATCTCCACCGTCACCAAGAACATATACATTAGCCGGAGTTAAATCATTGTTACCAACAGTTACCATTTCAGCAATATCGTATAGTGGTTCTCTTCCTGCTTCATAATCTAACCATTCATTAATACGATTACCATTCTGTGTCATATCGCCAGTATTAATCATAAAGTAGCACACAGATATGTTACTATTTTCATATCTATTAAAGTCCTTCTTTATTTGGTCGGCAGTTATTCTCCATACATTATATTCATCCCAATTAAAGCCTTGTTGGTCGGAAGTCTGAACAAAGTTAAGAACTTCGCTTCCTGCATTTTCACTCATAACTACAAATCTACGAACATCGCTCTTATAAGTTTCGTCTCTACCTACATAATATTCGTAATAAATATTTTTATCCCCTGTATGAGTATCATACTGTTCTCCTAAATGAGTAAGTATTACTTTATGAGTAGTAAAAGGAGTACCATCAGTAGTTATTGCACGAATACGATTATAATATTTACGAACACCAGTCTCATTTTTAAATGATTCTACTTTAGTCCAATTAGTATAACTACCGTCACTTCTATATGCACGATACCATAAATACTCATCATAGTAACCTACTGACACCCAATTGAAACATCTACTAGCATCATCATTAGGTTCATTAGATTCATTAAAAGTATAACAAGCCTTTCTACCTAAAGTCATAGTAACCTTATTAGGTTTAGTATGGTCTAGTAAAGTCTTATTAAAGAATATATTCTTGTTCTCAAAGCTAGCACGTGGAGTATAAGAATCTACTCTAGGTATTATATTTTCTTCGAGATTAACAAAGTACATATCATTAGCGTTATTTCTAGCACTAAGAGCTTTAGTAGCTTGCTTAACATTGTCCATAGTATAGTACTTAGTAAATAAATACTTACTAGTAAGATAACCATAAGCAGTATTTTCAGCAGCATCAACTTTATCAGCATCACCAGCATTTAAGATTTGAAGTCCAACTAAATCAATATAACCTTTAGATACCCTTATAGGGGAAGTCGTGTTATTATAAGGATTCGCAACAGAACTAGGTGACGTTCCCCAAGTCAAGAAAAATTTAGCTTTCTTATTATCAAACTTAATAAGATTACCATCACTAGCATACCACTCCATATCATAAGTCTCAACTTTAATACGAGTAGTATTAGTATTCATTACTGAACATTGAGCACCTCTAATTAAGAATGTCGAACCTGCTTTGATATTCCCCCATAAAGGAAGTACTTCCCAATTTCCACCTTCTGTACCATACTGTAATGATAGTCCATTAAGAGACACATCTTTACCCGTAAGATTACTAAGTTCAACGAAGTTATGAGAGCATGGATTATAACTATATTCGTCACTAGTAATACCGCCACAATACAAAGAGTTAATATATAACTTTTGTAGATATAGAGTAGTTACATATACCCAACCAGTTCCAGGTTCTTCTTGTCCACCAGTGGGTTCTGCTTGTGGTGTATCTAACTCTTTCTTATATACTACTAGCTGTCCGTTATTATTAACCTTAACACGATATACTTGTCCATTAGGGGCAACGAAGCCAATAGTATCTAATTTATCTAATGCTTCATAATCAATACTGCCGCCACCGCCTGAACTAGTACCAGTAAGATTAACAGGTTCTCCATCAATCTTAGTATATAAACGTTTTACATCAGTAGCAATTAGAAGTTCGTAATCTACGAAATTATTAAAATTATCTTGGATTTCTTTAAGAGTACCATAATGCCCACGAACCGCTTTAGTATTTGGTTCATATTCATCTGTTTCAGGTTCAAGACTTTCACCAACAGCAGCAACTCTAATTGCTAATTGTCCAGTATTAGGGTCAATAGGAGTATATTCTTTTAATATAGACTTAGTAAAAGTATTACTAACATGACCGGGATTTATAATTAAATCTCTCTGATGGACAATAGTATCAAGATACTTTTGTATCACTTGAATAGATTGAATTATAGGAGCTAGCTTTTCATCTTCTTCAAGAGCTGCTCCTAATCCAGAAGTATCTACCCAAAGAGAATTTGTATTAGCAGGAGGATTGTCTTGTATATAAACAGTTTGAACTGGTTCATCTCCACCACCTTGTTGCTTAATTACAAGATTCTCGCTTTCAATACCTCCATTAAACCAATACTCGTTAATAATATTATTTTGTTTAATACCTACCGTAAGACCTACCGAACGTAATTCAGGAGACAATTCTTTCAGAGCTTCTGCAATACTATTATAAGGTCCATACTTAGCATCAACATCAGGCAGAGGATTATAATTATCATCTACACTATTGTTAACAAGAGGCTGACCTATACTTATTCCTTTTCTCATATTATTTATTTCTACAAGTTATACGAATATCATCATCGAATATAGAAGGAGAATATAAGAAGAATACATTATAATGAATACCATCATAAATTCCACCTGGATTATTTGTCTTATAAGCGCCTTCTTCTCCGTCCCAAAGAGTAGTAACAAGAGTAGTACCATATTCAGCTTTAACAAGAGTCATTAACTTATCAGGTATCAATAAATAATGGATTTTCTTTTTCTGTTTAATAATAAAAGTATTATTATTACTTCCCGTAATAGTTCTAGGAGTGTTACCTTCAATAGCCATAATATCATTAATAGACATTTTATCAAATACTTGCGGAGCAATATCCGTATGTCCATAATACATTACGTTCATAGCAGGAACAGAAACACATTCTACAATATAATCATTAGAATAATAAGTCTCTCCGTCTTGTCCTTCTACACTAGCTCTAAATATATAAACTTGTCCTACTTCTGCATTAAGGACTAATTCATTGAACTTAACAGGACTATTAACAGATAAACCTGAAGCTATTATATTTTCTCTTTCATTAATTACTTGATAAATAGTAAGAGTATCTTCAACTACATATTCTCTATTAGCTATGACAAAATTAGCTTCATTATATTTTATCTTTTGAGAACCAGTTATAGTAATAGGTATATTCAATTCAAACGTCATAAATACTGGTTTCTCATCAGTAGTATATTCATCACAACCAAATTGTAGAGAACTATTAATATAATTAATAAGTAAATCTGCTTGCTTCCAATACCCTAGAGTATAAGCTGCGCAAGCAGATTGAAACATATTCCAACAATTAATTACTTGACGATTGATACCTTTACAAGTAGAAGTACAATCTTTAATCATATCTACTCCTAAGTCACTTAACTTAATAAGTAGTTTTTTATAAACACAATTATACTTACTTGGAACATCAAGATAAGTATACATTCCATCTTCGTTCTTTCTCATTGCATTACTATTAATTCGTTATACATTGCAATTAGATTTTGCTGTTGTTCTTCACTAAGTTTAGATTCTACATTTTGCATGTGACTAAGAATAGTCATAGCATTATATCTACATATATCTTCATTAGTAAGAACGAATCCAATGGTAGAGAGGTGTACAACTTGTACACCTCTATCAACCAATTTGCTATTTACATTATCGAAGTTTATGTCCATTACTTTAATGTATTATTTGTTATATAAGTTATGTAAGACTGAAACTTCAAGTTTATTTTATTATTAAAACTAGATATTTTATCTTCTTTACTAAGATTGTCATTAAACACTATTTCTATTATAGATTTCTCCACTGACGGCATCCAATCCTTTTTCATATTATCACTAGCTTTTACTCCATTAATCTTATATAAAGCTAAGCTAGAGAATACACTGTAAAACTCTGCATTAACTATATTATGGATATTAGCGAGTATATTATCTTTATTAGTATGGACGTGGTTATTAATAACAGTATTAGTAACGAATATAGTCAATCTCATTGCCGAAGCGAACATAGAATCTTCTATTGCAGTCTTACACTTGTCTTTATCTTTATCTATGATATTCTTTGTAATATCAGTGATAAACGTTGAGACTTGTAGCAATGATTTAGATACTTCATCAAGAGTACTACTAATAGAACTAACAAACTTTTCGCTTTCAGTCTTCTTCTTATTATCCAACCATTTATATAATAGTAGGAAAATAGAAATAGTTATCAAGGAACTCAAGCCTTGATTAAGAGCAGATTCGATAATTTCTTTCATCCCTATTTATGATTAAAGGGATTACTACTAATTTTAACATTAATAGCAACCCCTTTATTAAACTATTACGAGTTATATTTACAATATTTTCTTTAAGCTCCTGCTGCTGCCGGAGTATTAATAGATGCAAATATTGTTTCAAGAGTAGCTATTTGAGCAGCTCCTGTCGGAATAGCAAGATGAATAATAGTCTTAACATTTTCGGTACTACCACTACGAAGGTCACGATGCGGATAGAAAGTTAGTGTAAACACTGTCCAACCACCAGCATTAGAGAACTCCGGCAAAGTATATAACTTACGAGCATCGTTGCTAGTAGAATTAATACCTTCACCACCAATACAACGAATCTGCAATTCTTTAAGAGCAGCATCATCATTAATTGGTTTCACAGCTTTTGTAGTAGTTACTTCTGTTCCAAATAATGAATCTCCTGCAATAAGATTCCATGCTTCATAATCAGTACCAGTTACGGTAATTTTAGCAGCAGCAACACTAGCAGTAAATCCTTCATTCTTACCAAGAGAATTAAGTTGAGTACTTAACTTCTTAGCAATAATAACAGCAGTATCACCTTCACGAGCACGTTCACTAGCCGACCACTTATAACGTTCATTAAGAACAGTATGAGCTTTAGCCATAGTTAACGTATAATCCTTTCCTTCTACGGGGGTAGGAACAGTAATTTCCGCACTAAATTTAGTTCCGGCAGCATAGACACTCTTAACATAAGAGAAACGTCTAGTATCAATATCAGATACAATATTGGTATACTTGCTCTTATTAGCAAATGCTCCACCACCAACAAACAAGGTAAACATCGGAATGTTCTTAGTAAGAGCTTTCGAGATGATTGCACCTTCATTGTCGTAAAGAGCAACAGCACCCTCTGTAATACCTGCTGCATTAACAGCAGCTAGAGTAGCGGGAGTAGTAGCTAATGCAACATTACCTGCAAATAACAGTCTTTCCATTTTATTCTAATTTAGATAATTCATTTGAAACTTTTTCATAACTATTATTATTAGAGATAGCATTAAAGGTATTAACAGCTCTCTTAATAACTTCGTGCATAGCAACATCTGATAGTTCATTCGTAGTATCGGTTGCAATACTAATTAGAGTAGGATACTTAATATAATTAACTAAGAACTTCTCTATCTCGAATGTTGCTATTACTTCAATATTAGATTCAGTCTTATAACATATAGGACTTATAACAATAGACTTTGAATGATAATCGTTCATCGTTTCACTCACTAAGTCTAAGTCTATCAATCTGCAACGATAAGACTTATCCCCCTTAAAGGAGTAGACAGATGTGTAGAACATGGGTGTTGGATAGTCGTTTAACTCTATCTTATAACCAGTACCAAACATTATATCTCCTTGTTCAGCTTCAATCTTAATACTAGTATGAAGAGGACTAAGTTCTGTTAATCTTATAACGTTATCAGAGATACCATCGAGTTCACGATTACCTTTACGAGAGAAAACATCTTTCACATATTCGATAGTCTCTAAATTGATTATTTCGTCTACCTGTTCGGGAAGTATTGCTCGCACAGTTTTCATGCCCATTTGTTGAGCTAGAAGCATGAACTCGTTATGTATCTCTGCTACTTTCATAATAAATAGTTATTATAATTTTAGTTTAGTTTCAAGTGCTCTTTTATAATCAGCATTTTCGGGATTACTGAAATAAGCCAACGCTTCTTTCATGTTAGCTCCGATAAATCCACCTTCGGGAGTAAGAACAGTTTGATTAACATCAGAACGAACTAGCTCACCTTTGGCAATAGCTTCTTCAATGAACGCTTGAAGCTCAATTTGTGAATTGTTAAACAGTTTGTTGAATTTCTCCGGCTCTTTAATTGCAAAGTCATCAAGCATCTTTTCTTGGATAGTTCTATCGAGTAACAAGTTAGATAATACATCCTGTTTGTTACTAGCAGAATAACATACGAAAATAGCTTTGAACTTAGCATCGTTATCAATAGCATCAAGATAATTACGTCTTGCTTTGTTGGCTTGAATACGATTACGTTTAAGACGATTGTTTTCTCGTTGTTCATCTTTAATATAGAATTTAACACGAGGGTCGAAGCTAATAATAGCTACGTCTTTAGCGACAATCGGATAAAGTAAACAATGACGATATGCTAAGTAATCATCTACTTTAATAGGATGTCCATATTGATAACGAGTTGCTTCAAGAGCATTAATCTTAGTTACATATTTAGCAATAGCATCCTTCAACTGTTTAGGATTAGACTTTTCAGCATTATCATATTCTTCGATAATCTCTGTTTCATCTATCTTATAGTTCAGATAATCTCTTTTCTTATTCCATTGGAAAGAACAATTAAGTTTCTTTCCTTCACCATCAACAGGAATAGATATGCTATTGAACCAACGTTGAACACGAGTAATATATTCCTGTGAATTAACAGAGCAACCAACAAGAGAAGGCATGTACGCTTCCATTTCTTTATAGTTGCTAGTTAAGATTCTAGCTGAATTAATACTACCACCAATGCTATCGTGACGGTCAACGATATATCTAGCATTAACTTGACGATAAACAGAATTAATAGTAATATCAGTAGCAAGAGCTATTGTAATATATCTTTCTTCTAAGAAGTCTCTATCTAAACCATCTTCTTTTTTAAGAAGTTGTTCATAGGTTTCTCTAGGAGTTTCCGGAGCTTTAGCCTGTGCAGTAGCACTAAGACTATTAGTTGGATTATTTAGACTACTGCCGAATGTTCCGGCTTTTGGTGCTTGTCCTTCCATTATAATTTCAATTTTAATTGTTTAACTTAGAGTACGCACTCCAACATGAACATCTTCTCTTGTCTATCTACTTGCAGACCACGAGACATTTTAACTTCATATTGAGACTTATCAATATCCGTAGATATAGAATTGCTAGGAACAGAACCCCAAGACGGTGGAATAGGAGTAAGACCTTTCAATACGCCAACAAGGTAAGACTGACCTTTCATACGTACCATACGAACATTACGATTTCCGTTATATACAGAGTTGTCAATGAACATCAGTTTGTGAGATGTCATAGGCAAACCAGTACGAGGATGAATAAGTCCATTAGCTTTTGCTGTTTCAGCAATAGGAGATTTATCCAAGAAAGGAAGATGAATACAAGTAACAGTATGTCCGTCAATAGTCTTATACTTACGGAAGTATTTACCATAAGTAAGACCACCTGCTTCTTCACCAATCATTTTCTCTCCAAGTGGAGTAATGAATCCTTCGGACTTAACATCTTCACGGATAGCCATATCGAAATCTTCGATACCACCTTTACCTGCATACAGAGTAATCTCCATAGAACCAGTATCGGTATCTTTATCAACTACGTCACCAATAGTTCTTTTTAGCTTACTAAGAGGCAAGTATTCACCATAAGTATCGTAGTTAGATTCTTCGAGGATTTCAAACATACCAGCAGTTTCAGGAATTGGTTGGTCGTTATCCCAATCCTTCATATCAATAGTACCATTAACAGTACGATTGTAACGAGATGTCCACAAGTCAATCTCATTAGAGATACGCATCTGAACATCGAACTGACGCATTTCTTCGTTAATCCAACGAGTGTCAGTACCACCACCTTTAGTCTTGAAAGCATAGCTAACAATAACATTACTAATGTTACCTGCAATTTCCTTGCTATAACGCTTGAATCCTAGCTGGGATTTCATAACACCAGGTCCCATTACATTAGTCTTGTTACCCTTAGAATAAGATTCAGGAATAGACGGAGCTAACATACACCAATACTTACCTTTTTCAAGATTAACAGGGTCAACATAAGCACTTTTATCAGGATTCTTTAGCTGCAAAGAATACAGATGTCCACCATGACTACCAGCACCATGGTCTCGCATTACACGAACAGCAGTCTTACCATCAGGAGCAAGTAAACCGTACTGTTCGATAATAAGACCAGTAGCAAACTCAACCTTAATAGGTTTACCACCAATACCAGGAGTAGTATCACCAGTGTCAGACCAAACAATATAATCATTGAATCTCTGACGACCCATTGTCTTCCAAGTCCACTCAACAGTAGTAATGTCACGAACACCAGCAGCACCTTGTCCTTCAGTAAGGAAAGTTAGCGGGAATCGGTCATCTTCCATACCATAAGTGTAAGTCAGGAAGTTGTTGATTTCCTCCGGTTTTTGAATCATTAAGGCAGCAAGAGATTGTTCATTAGAATAACCTCTGTCATCATATCTACCTCTTTCGACTTCTCTTAATCTGTACATATTAGTTTTAATTTAGTTAGTTCAAGACTAGTTGGTCATTATCAACTGTCTTAGAATTATTACCTTTACTATTGATAATAACAGTCCTTTTACCAGTAGTTTGCGCTGCGGCAGTTCTAATAGATAGAACTTTTTGTTTATTAACAGCCATACCAACAAGACTAGCATAATCGCCACCAGTAAACCTTAGAAATGCTTTAAGTAAATCATCCTGCATACGAGCATCAGAATCAACTTTAGCTTCGTCTAACATATAGGCTGTATTACCTTCACTATCAACAGGAGTAGACACATACTTCAAGAAGTCTCTGCGACTAAGCATTACTTTCTTTCCATCTTTGTTACATTGGATTTGTTCAGGAATACTATAACCTAATAGTTCACCTTTGCTAATAGTCTTTTCTACATTATCCCAATATGCTTTTTCTTCGGCAGCAGCAGCAGCTTCTTTAGCTTCTACTTGTGCTTTCTGTTCAGCAAGTCGAGATTCATATATGCTATCAACAGCTTCTTTAGATTCAACGGCAGTATCATAAAGAATACCAGCGTTCTTACAATAGTCAATAAATTTGTTTACGTCTCCTTTCTTACCACTAAGTTTCCATTCTTCACGAATGAAAGCAGCTTGTTGTTCTTCGTTATCTTTACTAACAGTAATCTGACTTCTATCAGGTATTTCTACGAAGTCGTCAAGACTACCATTGAGTTTAAGATGATTAATAACTTGTTCTACTTGAGGATAAGTTTCAAATAAGTTATTAATAGCAGCAGCTTGAGCTTCCTTAACTCTACTCTGAACTACTGTTTCAACATAAGCAGCAATACCTTCTTCATTGTCATCGAATACGATAGGATTGCCGTTTTCATCTTTAAAGTCAGAACCGAAACGAGTTTGTAATTGGTTAAGAACACTTGGTTCAGAACCATTTTGAGCGATAAGTTCAGCAAGTTCAGTAGCGGTACGGAATACAGTTCCGTCAGCAGCAATAGCATTACCTTCGGCATCAATAGTATAATCCACACCGTCTACATTAACGGTGTCACCTTCTGATAACTGAACTTCCCCCATAGAAGAGGTTTGTTGCTGATTATCCCCTTGACCTTGCTGACCTTGCTGACCTTGATTTCCAGTATTACCATTACCATTATCAGTATCAATATTAGTATTAGTATCAGGATTACCATTACCATTACCATTACCTTGTTGACCTTGTTGACCTTGTTGACCTTGTTGTCCAGCACCTTGTTGTCCCTGTCCGGTAGTATTACCGTTATTACCAGAGCCAGCACCTTGACCTGCACCACCAACAGTAGATATATCATCTATTTTGGTAGTACTTAAATCGAGAGAATCATTATTATTAAAAGTTGGCATAATAAATATGTTTTAATTATTACTTTCAAGTCCAAATGTAGTTTAATAATATGAGAAACACAACTCTTGCTAGTTTGAATACCTTGTTATTAGGTTTAGAAAAGCTCGTATTTGAATTTAAGTAATATAAGAGTTGAATAGTATCGGCTAAAACGAACGTTCAATATAGGGCAAAAGAATAAGCCATTTTAAGGCTTGCTACGGCATTTTAATGCTTTCTAATACAGTTCATCTCTTTAAGGGGGAAAATGCAATAGAGACAAAAGAAGTGCGGTCTACGTCAATCTTACGGGTACGAAAAACCCTACGGAAGCATCCGTAGGGCACGTCTGAATCATAGAGAAAGGTATATAGCTAATTACGACTTAGTGTTCACTTCTTACTAGAACTACTACTAGACTTTGGTTTATCATATTTGTTCTTATTCTCTTTAGCTATCTTTAGTTGATTATCTCTATCTAATGCAGCATTAATCATATCCAAGTCTTTAGCTCGTTTCTTTTCATTGAGTTCAGCTTGTTTTAAAGATAGTTCGGCAGAGTTATCTTGTAGTACAGTTTGTGCAGGCTGATTAGCTAAAGCAGCCATTGCAGCTTCCGTATCCATTCCTTTAGCAAGAAGGTCATAATAACCTTTGATTTCAGCAAGTCTAGCATCTTGTTCGCCTTTTGCAGCTATCTGTTCAAGAACAGCTTTATTCTTAGCATCTTCTAACTGTTGGTCTAGTTGACGAAGAGATTCTTCGTTTTTCTGACGAATCTCTTGATAACGATTAATAGCTAGTTTAAGACTGGATATATTACCGGAAGTAATAGCTGCAACAGCTGACATTAAATCTCCATTCTGACTAGCATTGAAAGCCCACTCTTTGAGTTGCTCGAACTTCTCTGTTTCTCTATCAGAGTTCTTAGCTTTAACTACATATTGTCCAAGAGTATGATTCTCTACATTAAGAGAAATATATTGCTTTCTATCTGACTTGTCATAATAGGAAGTATCTAATCCGTCAATCCAAGCTAGCTTAGAATTATTTAAGTCTACGATATATTCATCTTCACGGAACTTATCAAACATATAATTGATAATAACAGTTCCCATTGAACCACGAATAATTGCTTCTTCCGTAGTACCTTTACCAGCACTAGTAGCTATTTGTCCATAACGTTGTGGTGTCATATCTACCATTTCACGTGCACTGGCTTTAATAGATTCAATAAGATTAGATATTTCAGTAATATAACCAGAGATATTAGCATCGAGCATTTTAATAGATTGCGCTTTAGTGCTATTAATATCTTCTGCATCATCGTATGGAAATATACCTTCGGCAGCTATATTATATATAGCTTCTTCCGCATCTTCTCCAAATAGAGACTTAGCTGCAACAAGAATAAACATCTTATTTTTAGCTATCATCATTTCTCTATGATAAGAGAATATATTGATTAGTATTTGGAAAGGAGTAAGTATCTCTACAATGGAGAACTTTCCCATTTGAGGAAGAACTTCTTGAAGTCCACAATATTGCAATCTAGCATCATCGTCTATTTGGAAAGGAATAGGTTTAGCACCACCTGGATATATACCGAAACGTTGTCCTCCAATACGATAGCCTTCATATATCTGTGGTTTATATACAACAGATATTTCAATATGACCTAGTTCAGGATTAAACTCAAAGTCATCAGGAACAATCATTTCATCAACTAAACCTACTTCGTTAATATACTTTAGTATCTTAACTTGGGCATATCCTCTCCAATTAACATGCCATACTTCTAACAATTCTCCGTTCTTTAATCTTAAATCATAACCTTCTGACGGAAATATCTCACCAGTATCTTCTTTATAGTTCTTACACTTTTCAGGAAAATAATAAGTATAAGAATTAAGACTAAGAGTACGAGTAGCTCCAACAGTACTAGGATTATAATACTTAGTTATAAATTCTAGTTGTTCCTCTGTTAATTCATCAGAGAATTGGTCTATTACCTGATTGTAACTCATTAACATTCTACGAGCTACAATATCATATTTAGATACCATTTGTTCTCCATTAGGAACAGGATACATATCAGTAGTAGGAACATATTCTTTAATTAGTTTCTTACCACGAACAGTATGGAAACTATAAACTTCCCCCGTAGTGATATAGTTGAAATACTCAACCGGAATTATTGTCTCATTGTTAAGAACATCATCAATAACTTCTAATAGTTGTTGTGCTTGTGCACTTATCTCATCTATATAATTATCAATAAAATTCTTTTCAAACTCTTCTGCATCACCTGCAAGTTGTGCTGGGTCAACATCTTGTATTGGTTGTCCTTGAGCTTCTAGTTGAGCATTTTCAGCTTGTTGCTGTTGTACTCTCTTTTGAACTTCTTGTTGAAACGCTATCATAGCTCTCTTAACTATATCTTCCCGAATAGCTGCATCGCGAGCCATAATAATTTCAGGATTATTAGCACCAACAATAAATTCATGTTGAGACTTAACATATTCTGATAAATAACGACGAACTACATCATTAATAATATCAAGATTTCTTAGAGTTGCTGGAAATCTCTTAAAGTTCTCCTTAGTAGCATTGTAAGGATTAAGTGTCTTACGATAAAACTCGTCAGGCATTTCTCCATGAAGTATTTCAAGAAGTTGTTCAGTCTTAGTTCTATCATTACAAGCTAGTCCGGCAGCAATACAATAATCTATTGTTCTGCCTGCCCAATACTCATCCTTTTCAGAATTAGGGATACGCTGTTTAGGCATATCCCCAAGTCTAACATTTAGCTTTGCATCAATCATAATAATTCGCTTAGTTTAATAAGTATATTAATGTACCAATCAATAGCACCCGTAGCTATTACTATAATAAGCATTAACACGAATCCTATCATTCCACCAAGCAATGTAGCTAAAATATCCAAGAAATCAAACTTGTTCCCGTACATTTTATCTTTAAACTCCATGCCTACGGCAAGACCTACTACTAACATTATTCCTAGCAATCCACATGGAATTGCATAGAGGAAATGTTTTAACCTGTTACTTTCTGTTAACCAACTCATAATTAATAACGTTTACGATTCCAAAAATTTTCTTTTTCTGTTTGAACTCTTTGTCTATGTTCAAGTTGCTTTTTAGCAAACTTATCATTAGCAGCCCATTCAATACCTCTAACAATCATTTCTGATACACGGTCAAAGTTACCAGTATTAGACCATTTCTTTAACTCTAGTACCGACTGATAATCATATATAGTATGAAGAACAAGCATGTCACGTCCGTCTTCAAACTTTCCTATGGGGGAATACAACATTTCCTTTAACATACGCAGACCGTCAAGTTTCACTGTCTCACTACTAATATCATAACCAATAGTATTAACCTTCTTACTATTAATATTGGTGTCCCAAAGATGAACAGGATGATAACCTAGATACTTAACAGCTTTCCACTTCTTAAAATTACTTACTGTTTCACCACGATTGATTTCAACATTAGTTGTACCAAGACAATTATAAGTAACTGCAAAGTAATAACATATTCTGTCTGCCTTTTCTAGTTCATCAGGACGACCATAATACACAGCACATAGTCTAGGACGATAACCATTATATATACAGGGATTCATCCATACTTTAATACTATTATGAGAATGTTTGTTAGTAAGCTCTTTCTTATCTTTATCAATACCAACAGGGTCATAACTAATACTATATATCCCTGGAGGAGTACCTTTAGTTAACTGACCAGTTTTCTTATCTATATATTCAACTTTAATAGGATTAAACCATTTACGAATACAACCTTCTGGGTCTTCATTAGAATGACGAGGAACATTCTTAATATAATCAAAGAAGTCTTTTCTATATACACCACCAGTTGCAGCAATACGTTCATTAGGAATAAACTCAAAGTTATCAGAATCATATTCTACAAACTTACCGTCTATATAGAAGTTATACTTATTAGACATCTTTAGCTCTTGTTCCCATTCATCTAGTATCTCACTACTAAATATATTCTCACTTACAGAACTAAATGATTCACTAGGCATATTAGCATATTGTCCACAATAACTAATAAACTTAGCAAATGATTTACTTTTAGCTTTTTCAATAGCACGTTCTTCTTCGGCTATCTGAAAACCTAAAGCTATATCAGAATTACCGTCATCATCAAGAGATGTAAGAGTAGCAATCTGATTATCATCACCAATCTTATAACCTTCAAGTCCCCAACAATAAGGTTTAAAATAACCACATACTTCCGGTCTACTATCTTTATCCCATACATTTTCAAATGCCATAAAGTTTCTACCTCTAGGGTCATAGAAGTTCTGTTCAAATGTAACCCAACCAGCATTAGCTTTACCAGCAGTACCCCAAGCATTAAGAAAACCAGTAGTAACAGAACCTGTCTTTAGTGTAGGTTCAGTAACATCCATAAAATCATCAAAGTTTTCAAACTCTGACATTTCCTCACACTTAATTTCTCCGGCATCTTTACCAACAGCGGCAGAAGGATTATTCTTAGTAGATACAGATATACAAGCACTATTCCAACTGTTATCATCAATAATTGCTGTACTAGGGTCTTTATAACCTAATATAAAATCACTAGCATCAATCTTAGCTATACCTCTTACAAATGGTGTATTAGATTCATAGAAGATAATCTGTTTCTTCATAAAGTCTGATAAACCACCAGACTGAACTAAGAACTTGTTATCACTGGCTGCATGAATAACAGCACGATTAGGAGTAAGATTAATAAAGTTTGCAGAACCAATAGCTTCCATATAACTAAATCCACCACGACGAGTTTTATCATTTATAAGGAATAAACCATTATCTCGACAGAACTGTTTAATCAAGAAGTACCACCATTGACAATCTATGAATCGTGGAAATCCTCTTATCTTACGTCCAGTAACTTTACCTTCTTCAACACGAAGTGTTTTAGTATCTAGTTTAAGAATACGTCCATAATTAATAAAGTTATAATGTTCACCAGTAATATAAACCTCTTCTATCTCACCAGTTCTAGTATCCATAAGACAAGGAGCTTTAAAACCTACAAGTCTACGAAGAGTTTCTTGTTTACGAAAGTTAGTATAAGGCATACTATCTACTGCAAACTTAGTATAAACCCCATCTTTCTCATAAGCAATAGCAGCAGGACGAAGAAGCTCTGTATTAACAAATCTCTTATTTGGGTCAATGTTCATTAAGAATCCTCCGCTTTCTCCTATTAAGAAATGGTCAAATGGGTCTTTATATCCACAGTCTTTAGCATGTTTATACTTCTTTCCTTTATCTTCTTCCATGTAATACATGAAAAATGGATATTCAGACAATTGCATAATCTATATAGTTATTTTAATAATACGACAACAAGAATAGCTAGCACACTTGTACTAGCTATAAATCCATTACGTTGTTTTTTATATCTCTTAGACTTCTTATACTCCTTATTAAGATTGGTAATAGCTTCATTACCTATTAACGTTATCCTTCTTATTTCTTCACGTTGCTTAGATATAACAGAATCCTGCAAGTAGCTATCTTGAACTTTTAATTCATATAACTTCTTGTAGGATTCGTATTGGTTTTTGTACTCTTCTGAAAGTATTAACTTAGCATTGGCTATTCTTAATACTTCTTTATCTAAGCTCCGCTTCGCTCCGCTATCCCCCATAAAGGAATGTGATTGCTGTAAACTATCTACCTTCGTCTCTAGTCTCTTGATTCTTAACTCTGACTGGTTTTGACACAAGATATATGAAGCGTTCGAGGATAGCAATACTATCAGTATCACTAATCGCTTTATTAAATTCTTTCTCATACTGATTAGTATTATTAAGAGCATTGAGAATAGAATCTATTACTAGTTGTAAACTATCTCTCTTTGTTTCTATTTCCTGATATATAGTATCAGGAACGATAAGTGGGACTTCTACACATTCCTTATTTGAAACAAAATGGTTGAATACTCTAATTCCAATAAATAGTATAACTACTACTAATAACCCTATTCCAATGCTCTTTAGTTTCATATTATCAAATCTTTTTCTTCTAACAAAGTATAACTGAATACATCTCCATAAATAGGAATGGATAATTCAACTATATTCATAAGTTCTCTAAAATCAGTACCTCTTGCTAGAACCTGACAACCTGCCGACCAACCGTCAACAACAACACTAGCTTCACCTGCCTTATGAATATTAATTCCAAACATACCTTCCTCAATAGAAGATTCATCACAATCCATATAAAAATCCTTGTTAGCATCACGGAATACTTTAACAGGTTTATGCTGAACTAGAGCAGCATACTGTCCTTTATGATAACCTTTCTTAAAACAACCACGATATTGACCAGGAACTAGAATTGCACAACCTTTAATATTAACAGGTTTTTCAAGACTTTTAAATCCTGGGTCAGTAGTACAAGGATAAACAGGAGTATATCTTCTACCATTACCTGTCCAATAATCAATTATAAAAGCATCATTAAACTCATTATTATCACGTTCTTTAGCACGAACTCCAATAAGATTAAGATTATACTTTCCAGTAGAGAAATAAACATATCCTCTACTTTCTAATGTCTTTCGCCAATCAACTATTCGACATTTATCTATTAACTTAATATTATATTTATTCATAACTTTAATTATTACACAAATAAATTCATTTGTTGTTTCTGACTTCCATTAACAGTTTGATAACGAATATTAAGCATAGTATCTATTTCAGGTTCTAGCCTAGATATTTTATACCACTTAGCTGTTTCTGTTTTACTTTCATCAATATGAAAACCGTCTTTAAATCTTTGAGGTCTACCATATTGGTTAAGTATAAATGGAACTTCAATATGACAAAGAGCTAAACCTTTACATGGTAAACCAGTAATAAGATGAACCATTTTAGCATATAAGTTTAATTGTAAACTATATGTAGTTCCATTACAATTAGGAAGACCACCAAAAGGTGGAAGTAGAACATCTTCGGGCTTATGAACCCATTCATCTGTTTCTTGAACAGGTCTAACACTCTTATCTTTCTTATAATAACCTGCCTGAAATCTAAGACCAGTACGATTAGTTTTCCAATCTAGTATAACGAATCCGTCCTCTCTTATAGGCAATATATCAATAGTACCACTAACTAAATACTTCGGAAGAAAAGCTCCTATCTCTGAATAAATCTTATAATCTCTTTCAGTATAGAACTTAAATACTTTATATATTTCTGGGTATTTGTTTTCGGTATGGTCAATAAAAGCATCAACATCAAGAAGCTTAGTATGACTATCAACAACATCTAAATCAGCAACAGTAACCATTTGTTTACTCTCTTGCTTATTAAGATATTTAATAGCATTAAAGAACTTACTATTTTGACGAATACCTTCTTCAAAGCTATTATGATAAACATTACCCATATCACAAGCCTTGTCTCTTATCTTATCCCATTGATTCTTTATATCTTTAATAGAAGTATTTTCTTCTTTAGCTTTATATTTAGCCCAATAATTAGAATCGAACTTAGGAACATAAGAATGAATAATTGTAGTAGCACTAATATAAGAATTACCACAATTATCTGTATACTTATGAGTAGGTTCATCAAAGTATAACTTCGTTTGTTTATATTCAGATTTTACAGGTATCATTTTGTACTCTCGTATTTCCCCCGTAAAGGAGCGTTGACAATTGTATCACTTACTAATCCTAGCTCTCTCTTTTGAGCCTCTACTTGAGCTTCCAAATCACTAGCATCTTTTGCAGACATAGACATAGTAACAACCTTACCACCTCTAGCTTTCTTTTGCTCTATTTCAAGAGCAGCAGCTTGTTTAGCTTCACCTAAAGCCTTAATTTGATTAGGAATGATATTAATAATACCATTTAGTTTTGTTACTAAGTCAATAACTGGTAAAGCATCTTCGGCTTGTAAACCAGAGTTAAGTTTATTAGTAAGTTGTTCACTAATAATATTTGCTGCACGAGAACTATTATGAACAGCTCTAAGAATACTTTCAAGAGCTTCTCCTGCAACACCCATTTTATCCTCATGGTATCTATCAATAAGACGAAGAATAAGAGCATCAGGATTCCAATCAGCAGGAAGACCATAATTAGTCTTTGCAGAAGCTAATGCTTCAGAACGACTATATCCCATTTGATTAGGTGGAGATTTAGGGTCGGCTACATAAAAGATAACTCCGGCTTCTTTAATATACCGAAGTTTATCCTCACTATTATCACGAAGATATAATTCTCTTACATCTTTATCCTGTATCTGATAAACGTTAGGAGCATAGGGATAACCTTGCTCATTAACACTAATCATACCACTTAAATCCAATGGGGAAATCTTCGCAATCATAACCTTCTCTATTTAATAGATTAATATAGTAATCAGAATCATTAACTGGTTTCATCTTACTAAAGAAATACATATATAGTTTATAACCACGTTCATCTCTACCAAATTGTCTAAGTTTTCGTCTAGCTAGAACTTTATTAAGTCTAATTGTACGAGATATTATAGTAGTTCTACTTTTAAACCTACGACGTTGAACAACTCTAGACAATATAAGACCTCTTCTAAACTCTTTGTATTCTTCGGGAGTAAGCTCTTGCCTTTTCTCTTTCATTAAAGCATGATGCTCCATTGCATCAAGTTTACCTTCATTCGGAAAGAATGAACCGATACGAGGAATTGTAACTCTCCCCATAGTCTTAATTCTATTGACTACTTGACTTTCAATATCATCAACAATATCATTAATAATAAGAGCATCTTGGGGAGTGACACCTAATAGAGCAATAATATCAGCTCTATCAAGCATCAATTCTCTCTTCTCTTTTAAATCAATAGACGGCATCTATTATATTTGTAATAAGTTTGTAGCAACAATAAACTTTTGAGGTTTACCATTAGGAATAAGACCTTCAATAGTATTCTGTCCTTGAATATCAGAAAGACGAACAATCTTATAACCAACACAAACTACTGTTTCAGCAATAGTAGTAATCAATTTACCATTGTCACCTTTCTTTTCAATAGTCGCAGGACTTACCTCATTACCAAGTAAACTAATAACAGAACCAGTACTAACCTTACGGAATATCTCACCACGAGCAATACTTATATTTAAGTCTTGGTCACTACGAATAAATTCAGCAAGATTATAAGGAGTAAGTTCATTACTACGAGGATTACAATCTATACCAGTAAATACATCAGAAGGAGCAACATATAAAAAACGATTGAGCAAAGCTCTATCTCCTTCTTTAACATCATCACTATAATTAGCTTTAACTAATATAAACCGAGTATTACCAGTGCCTTTTAAGTCAGGATTAATAATTTCACGAAGTTTAGCAGTCTGAATAATAGCAACAATACCAAAATGCTTGAAAGGAGTAATATTCTTAACTCTTTCAGAAACATATTGGAAATCAATTTCTGCCATGTGTTGAGGAACTAGGAAAGTCTCTCCTTTAGTTTTGTTCTCTAAGTGTAGCATAATTACTTTAATTAGATTATTAATACCATTAATTAAGTTGACTAACATTACTGACTGTAATATAACCGTCAGTCATTAATAGCACAAGTATACGAATAATATCTATATCATCAATATCTAACTAGTTAAAAAACCTTTAGAATTGTATTCTCCGTATAATTTCACTTTCATTCACACTAGTTTACAATTATATACAACCTAGCAATCCTAATACTAAGCTAAAATATCAACTAATTCTTACCATTCTATTTTTACAACTCTGTTGCTAAATCTTCAAACTATTCGACAGAATAGGAGAAAGGGCTTACACAATAAGACCTGATAATACAATTAATACCATATAATATAGATAAGTCTAATTAAGGACTTAAATACAATAGTAAGACTTAACTATACTAATAGGACTAAGTATATCGAAGATAGACTTTGGACTACTAACAACAATAGACAATAGATAATAGAAGAATTAGACTTAAAGGACTTAGAAGAAATACTAATATTAGGTCTATTAATAATGAACTTAGGACTTATATATAATATTGTTCTTAAAGGACTTATAGGAAATGATATAAATTCTATTAGTAATGAACTTAGGATTTCTATTTATGAATTCAAAACTATAATAGGAACTATCAGACTTAAAAGTCTATTATAAATATTATTAGTATTAGAACTATTAATAATGAACTTAGGAGAATCGTAAGTGCTATTCCTAGGAGAAAAATATTTTTTAGTGAGTATATTTTTATCGAGGTGAAGCTCCTACCCTGATATCCCCCTACTCTCAAACCAATTCCAATACCCCCGTCAAGACCAAATGACCTTAAACATATTGCTATTGATTATTAATTACTAAAATTATAAAGATTATGAAGATTACTAATGATGCAAATACTACCATTATTGGCAGTAATACAACTGTTGTTATACCTAACAGTGATAGTATTGTTGTTGTTACTTGTAACAATGGTTTCAGTTATAGAATCAGCAAAGAGTGTTACGTTGCTCTTGAAGAACTGTTCAAAGAACAAATCGGTAAGATTGAATCTAATAAACCTATCATTGTTAAAGAGTAATGGTGTTCTTGGTATTATTGCTAGTAGCAGTAGTTATGACTACTGCTACTTATCTATCTATTGTTAATAGACAGAAAAGAGATTGGAGAAAGTACGGTCGTGCAGGTGAAACCTACGACAAGTTTTGTTCACGTTATTATACTAGATACGTATGAGTAATCGTGATAAGATTAAAGTGGTACACTTGGCATTAAGTATGCTAGGTGTACCAGTATTCATACATCTAAGTTACATTAAGTTGTATGATGATTATGTGAATAGTTATCTAATACTATTAGTTGTACTAGTATTGATACTAGATATAAATGATATAGTAAAACAACTATTGGACTAGTCAAACCAAATGACTATAAACATATTGCAGTTACTATCAAACCAAATGACTATAAACATATTGCCATTGTGTGTGTGGTTAGGATGCACATTGGTTGAACAGTTGCTAACCGATTTATAACATTTAATTTATTTGTATTATGGGAACAAGAGTTAATGATGCAGCTAGAAAAGCTGCCGAAGAAGCTGCTAAGAAAGCTGCCGAAGAAGCTAAAGCTAACGCTAGTAATGATGCTAGTAATGATGCTAGTAATGATGATGCACGTATCGTTGATTTGTCCGAGTATCACGGAAAGGAAGCAGACGATGTTACTCGTCTGTTGCTTGACCGTCCTGATTTCGAGAATCACGATAGCTTGATGATTACTAATATCATTGATAATAGTAGTCGTTATGCAGGTGCTCTTACGATTGTTGTTAATCGCAATCTTCCGCAGTTTGTTAAAGATGCTGCTAGTGGTACTTATGTCGAGTCTACAACTCGTAATATCTTTACCACTCGTATTCAGCTTAATGCGATTCTCAAGGGTCAGGGCGAGCCAATGCTGGCTAATGCTGTTATGACAGCACCGTTGTCAGTGTTGTTAGTGTTGTTCAAGAAGGCACGTATTAGCGTGCTTGGACACGTACTTGCACAAGGTGAGATATTCGTTAATCCGTATGCTTCTAAAATGGCACGTGAAGAGCGTGTTAATGAACACGACCGTTACGAATATTTCCCGTATGAGTTGTCAATGCGTACGTTGTCTTTGCAAGACGAAATCTTCATTGGAGAAGTTCTTGCCAAGTATCAACCTGATGCAGAGGGTGCTGCTTAACCAGTTACGTAGGAGAGAGAAATCTCTCCTACTAAACTAAGAATACACCATTCGGCACGTGTTCGACAATACTGCCGACTTATGCTTGAAGAATACTACCGACTTGTGCTCGCCATCCGGCACAGCCGTCAGGCAAAGCCACTAAGGATTGGAAACGACACTAGTCACCTGATAAGCGAAATGCTACAACTGATAAGCGAAGCTAACCAACTGATAAGCTAAAATCGCCTTTCGACGACGTTTCTCTTAGACGGATTCTAAATAACAAACTGGGCTTATATATATATATATATATATATATATAAAAGTTGGGCAACACTTGCGCGCGTACCTTATTATATACGTGCGTGTACGCGTGCGTATAATATGTACCCGCGCGCCCGCCCACGCGAATAATGGTAATAGGATTATATTAGGCGAAATTGTCTATCAGACAATATCGCATAAATTCCTCCCTCGATGACTATTGTCGCAGACAATAGGAAGAAGCTCATACAATAACAACAGTAGTATCAACAATAGTATTATCAACATCAATAGTATGAATAGTATGAATAGTATTATTAACATCAATAGGAAGAAGACTATTACTAATAACAATAGCATCAATAGTAGTATGAATAGTAAGATATAGAGATGATAGCGAAACTACATTCCCTTAACTTAATACAACTCCTCATACTTACTCAACTAAACCTCTTAATGTTAACCCTAAAGCTAATTCAAAATCCATATAGAGTATAAATCAAATTTATTCGATTGTACTGTTATCGCCATGTTTCCGATACTATATTTCCGATACTATATTTCCGATACTCTATCGCTGTTGTTACTATCGCTGTTGTTACTATATTATATACTATTGTACTATCACATGTTATTACTATTACTATTAGGTTTTAATCTAATCTTACTATTGCCAATCTCACTATATACTATTAGTATTATATCTTGGTTGTATTGTATGAGGTCTAGTTCCTATTCTTACAGAATAGTTCACTAGTATATTAATACTATATATAACACCTGATAACGAGAATACCAATAGATTGAATATAAGGCTATATAATAGACTGGATAGTATTATTACCAATAGATTGAATAATAGAATAAGTATAGTAATATGTATAAATATGTATAGATATGTATTACTATTATTATCTAGATTACTATTTGGTTTGTTACTTAGCTGGTCTAGTCCCGCTCGCAAAGCTCGCTTTTCTCCCCCATAAAGGAGCGTGATTGCTGTTACATCTTCACCTTTTATTTACCATTTAACTTATATCATTATGAATACCGATATTTATCTCTTTATGATAACTGTATTACTATTTGTTATTACTACTCTCTTATTGAATAACTATCTCATTGATAAGAAGTCTAATACTTTGTCTATGACAATATCTATTATAGCTGTTATGGCTATACTTATTATCTGTGTTGCAATATCTAATCTTTCTAGTATATGACTACTTATCAATTCCACATATTTCTATCTTTAATTGGAATAGTTATATGTTTGTTGTATTTGATGTTTAATTACCTTTCTTATAAGAAGGTTTTTATCGTCCGTTCTTTAGTTCAAACTATAATAACTTATATAATAGTTATTAGCTTTATTCGTTTACTATATCGTACTATATTATTATGATATAGATTCATTACTTTTAAAATTAAATTCTTAATAATTAATATATGTATTTATGAAAGCTGTTGTAATTGATAAAAAGCATCTAACTCTTGTATCTCATACTAATGGAGTTGTTATTGTTGAAGAAAGTGGTTGTATTATTGATTTAGATTTTCAATCACTTGGTTCTATTTTTGAACTTGCTGATTTAGGTAATACTTGTACTATTAAAGATTGTGATGAAATTGAATCTCTTAAATCTAATAATAATGAGTTGACTGAACGTATCGAGTTTCTCGAAAAACAACTTACTAATAGTGGTGATAGAGTTACTGAATTACGTAATCAGATAATAGGTCTTACTAGTGAACTTGATATTCGTGGACAACGTATATCTCAATTAAATGATGAGTTAAATTGTCGTGATAAGATTATTAAGGAAAAGACTAAAAGACTTATTGAGTTAGAGAATGTTGAATATGAACTAAATAAATGTCGTGAAACAAATAATGCACTTACAGAAAAGTTAGAAAGTAAAACTTCTGATTTAGCTGAAAGAACTTATTGGTTCAGATATTATAGACGAGCATTTCGTGCTGTTAAGGAATATCTTAAACCTAATGAAAAATATGATTTAGATTCAAGTGGTTATAATATTGTTAATAGCATTGATAGCAAGTTTATTATATCATTTAAAGATACAAGTATTGCTAGTAAAGCATTTAATGAATTAAGATATTCTATTTCGCCAAGAACTGTATTGCTCAAGTATGAAAATGATATTGTTGAATATAATGTTGATGCTATGAATATCTATTTTATTGAAGCTAATACTCCTACTGTTATTCGTAAGTTTAATGATGAAAACTTTACTATTACTTGTTGCGATGTTTATACTGCCGAGATTACTAATGCTCTTCTTAATTGCGGTTTTCCTGCTAGTGATATTGTTTCTACTTATAAATCATATATAGCATTTAGTAATATCAATTAATAAAATTATCATTATTGTTTGGTATTTCCATTATTTATTTCTATACTTGCATCCGTATTAAACGATTATGATTATGTACGAAGAACAAGGCATAGAATTTCCTATTTGTGGTTTGGTAGGTGATATAGACTATCTCGACTGTGAAATGGCTAATAATTGGAATACTGGAAATACTCTAAGCGAGGATAATATAGACCTTGACTTAGATATAACTCATATTGAAGATTAATTAAATACTAATAGTTATGAATGAAAAGAAAGAAGTCGATGTTCTTAGTAAGAAACGTCCAACAGTTAACGAATTAAAGACAGAAGTTATTCGTCTACGTAAATCTAATGAAAAGTCTAATGCTAATCTTGATGGTTATAAGACTATGTATGAAGGGGTTTGTCATGAAAATAAAGAACTTCGTAATATGTCTTCTAAATTAAATTCTGCAAAGAATCAATTGGAAGCTAATAATAAAGCTCTTAGTAATTCTGTCGAATCACTCAAGATTAAATTAGATAGAGCTAATAAAGCCTACGAAGAGCTTAAAGCTAAAAGACAGTATAATACTGTTGGTTTTGTTATTGCTTCTCTTATTGCTTTAGGAGCTGTTGCAGTTATTATTTTACGTTTAGTATAATACCGATACGTACTCTATTTAATTAATATCTGACAAAAGGGTTAAATAAATGTCGGTTCACTCTATTAAGATTATTCAGGTCGTGAGACTAGAGTAATGTTAGTAGAGTTTTTTATTGTCTAACTTATAAAACTTATTATAATGAAAGAAATTGTTGAAGCTATTATTGCTTGTGCTTTAGCTAGTGGTTCTGATGTTAATCTTATTGATTCTATTAAAGAAGATTATCGTAAGGCTTTTATTAAAGGAGAATTTAATAAAGCTATTCTTGAAGATTTAGAAAATCTTAATGTTAAAGGATTAAATAATCTTCTTGAAGATATTCTTGACGGTGAGTATCCTATTGAAGATAAGATTAAAGCTTTTGAACAATGGGATAATGTTATGGTATCTTATATCAAGTATATTAGTGATATGAGAGACAGTGCTAAAGAATCTTATGATAAACTTCTTGCTAAATATGAAGCTAGTAAAACTCCGATTTATTCTGTATTCTATTGTTCAGAAGTTAATCTTATATTTTGTGATAATAATAATAAATTAAGAAGTTCTTTTAAAGGTAACATTAAAACACTTTATTCAGGTAATGATGAAGATAAAGCTCGTATAACTTGTGATGAATTTATTAGAAATAATCCAAAATTCTATTTTGTTGATTATAAACAAATATATAAAGAGTAATTTGCCAATTTTATCAATTTTGTTTGTCTGTTTTAGTTAAACTAAAATTAAATTTTGTCGTATTGTGATTTTATATATCTGTTGTTTGTGAAGATAGTAGATATAGGTTTTATGGAATTATAATAGCACTGTTCGTGAGAATCGTGCTATTTCTTATGATAGCTCTGATGATGACTAATCTAAGTTGAAACATTAACCAAATGGTTGAAGTAAGGGAAATCCTCTTCGTAAAATGTCAGCTATAAATACATAGTATTTGTGTTTAATATAAGTTTATTAATTACTGTCGTGAGATAGAACAGAACTTAATTTAATTTTTACCCCTAATTTAAATTACTGTCGTGAGATAGAATTAGGACTTTTATAAATATTAATTATTTAGCTTGGAGCAGAAGCGTCTGCTCCTTTTTCTATGATTATTAATTAAAACTATATACCGACATGAATGAAAGAGAATTTATTAAACTAGTTAGAGAACTGCATCTTTTGCAGTTAAAAGTATTAGGTGAAGAACATCTATCTATTGAGATACGTCTTAGTAGAATTAAACCTGCTGCTTATGTTAGTTTCTTTTTAAACATTTATGATTCTCAAAGGAATATCAGAGAACTATATTTTAAAATTATGTATAGTGATTCCATGTATACTGGTGAAACAAAGAATAAAAATTCTATTGTTAATAAGAGAATTCTAAATGAAATAAAGGAGAAAGTAAAAGAATCATTACTCCTTTATGGGGGAAGAGAGCGGAGCGAAGCGGAGCGGTCAGATGCTCCTATTAAATAATAATTAAATACTAAACGTAATGATTAAGAAGAAAATTAAACTTGGAAAAAGTGAGAGAAGTTACAAATTAGTAGCTTTTACTCTTAATGTACTTGAAAGTACTAGTGTTAAACTCATTAGAATGGAAGAAAGGAGACGTATTCCTAGTTATGTCCAAGCTAAACGAGTTTAAACAAGATAATGGTAAGCTCATTGTCACAACTGGTAAATGTCTAGTTTGTGGCGATGAGCTTCTTGTGTTTGGTACGGATACTATTTATATCTGTCCTAAGTGTAAGGAAATATTAAATGCTGGTAATTGTCTAGTTCTTGAAACAATGTTTGTTGAAGATGATAGAATAATTGCTGCAAGAAATTGTATTGTTCCTAAAGAACAAATGCATACTAATGTTCCTATTGTTTGTATGCCCTCTGATGAATTTAGTAAGTTATACGAAATATATAAAACTAAAGCTAATTAATATGGTTGTAGATTTAAAACAATGTGTTAATCCTGATAGTACTTTTGATGTATATTTTGAAGGACTTAAAGCTGTTATATCTCATGATTTATGTGTTAATGCTTATCATTGTATTATCGTAGATGTTCATAGTGATAGATGTTGTGAAATTACTCCATTACCTAGAATTATGAATACTGATAAATATAAGATATTCCCCCGTAAAGGAGCATGTTGTGTGCAGTATACTGTTAACCAAATAGTCAAACCTTAATATTATGGGATTAAGTTTCAAACTATCAGCGGTAAATGAGGAACAGAAAATTCCTCGTGAGAAAGTAATAATGCAGATTGTTACTGGAACTATTGTTCTACATGATAACATGTATAAGTTTAAACCTAAAGATAGTAATGAACTTATTATGTTGTCTGAACGTTCGTACTCATGTAAAGGTTTTAAGACAATATATACTCGTGCATTAGATAATTATGGTAGACCTACTAAGATTGTTAGATGTACTGATGCCTATTGTGTTATGCCTAGTTGTTATATTCCATTTAAGATAGGATTACCTGTTAAAGGTTATATACTTAAATGTCGTGATAATATTGATAGATTCTTACTAAAATGCAATGAATTTTGAAAAATTTGATGATGCTAAGAAAGACGATAAAGTCTTGAGTAGTTTTACTCGTGACCAAAAGATTGCTTATGAAAATCTTGTTGCCTTTATAGAAAGAGGTTATGTTGCAGGTGATTATAAGCGTGCACTTATTGGTGCTGCTGGTACGGGTAAAACTTATATGATACGTGAAGTAATTAGACGATGTGGTTTGTCTAAATCTGTTGTTGGTCTTGCAGCTCCTACTCATAAGGCAGCTCGTGTACTTCGTGCATCTACTGGATATTCTACGTCTACTGTGGCTAGTGATTTAGGTTTAAGACTTAATACTGATGTTACTGATTTTGATGTTAATAATCCTCCTTTTGACCCTTTGGCTGAAAAGAAGATTAAACAATATAAGTTATATATTGTTGATGAAGCGTCTATGATTGGTATTAATCTTAAAACTCTTATAGAAAGAGAATGTGAACAGTTTGAATGTATGCTTATTTATATGGGCGATAATTACCAATTGCCACCTGTTAAAGAGTCTCGTTCACGTTGTTTTGATAATGTTAAGTTTTATACTCTTAGACAGATTGTTAGACAAGAAGAAGATAATCCTGTTAGTGAGTTATTAAAAATACTAAGAAAAGACATTGATAATAGGAGTTGGAAATTCCTAGAATATATCAATAAAAATAGATATGCTTTTGATTCAACTCAAACTAAAGGATATTATACTTGCGGTGCATACGAGTTTCAATCTCTTGTAATAGACGGATTTTATAACGAAGAGTTTACTAGAGATGTTGATACTTGTCGACTAATAACTTATACTAATAAGTCTGTATCTGAATGGAATAAATTCATTCGTAAAAATATCATTGAAGGTAGTGATAAAGCAATTCTAACTCGTAATGATTTAGTAATGTCTTATAATACTTTTGTTGATGAGTTTAAAGATACTATTATTGTAAATTCTGAAGATTATATAATACATGATATTAAGAATTTTACTAATAAAGATGAAATCTTTGGATTTAATGTTACGTTTATTCAAGTTAATGGTGGCAATAGAACTAAACCTTTATTTGTAGTAGACCATTCTAATTTTAATAATGTTATGCTTTATTATAAGTTAGGTGAAACTTATATTCAAAATGCAATTAATGCAGAGAAATATAATAGAAGTAAGCGTTGGAAGGAATACTATGAATTTAGAGAGAGAAACTTGTTACTAGCCAACTTATTAGATAGGTCTACTGGTAAAATAAAGTTTAGTCGTGATTTAGATTACGGTTTTGCTCTTACTAGTCATAAAGCACAGGGTAGTACTTATGCCGATGTATATATAGATGTAAATGATATTGTATTTGATATGCGTACTGGTAATCCTTGGGGAGATATAGATAATACTCTTCGTAGATTATATACAGCTTGTAGTAGATGCAAAAATCGTTTATATTTGTGTTACGGTAAATAAAAAGTATAAGTATATGAGTTCTATGT